TTAGAGCCTCGTACAATGGTTGGTGGGTATGAGGTTGACCCAGAGACTGTTGGTAATAACACTGGACTGAAAGACAAGAACGGCAAGGAAATATATGACGGTGATATCCTCGCCCATAATGGCGAGGTTATCGGTCATGTTGTTGATGGTGTTCGCGGTTACTGCTTCGATGTGGTGTATGCCATCCCTGTATTCACAAGCACATGGCCGTTATATGGAGCCGTTGTTAACGACTATAAAGGCGATGTAGAGATTGTTGGCTCTATCCACGATAAGGAATGGCAGGAGAAGTTGAACCTAAAAACAGAATAGCCTATGAAAGCAAGATTGGCAAAGAAGATAATTAAGGCGAGTGCTAATTATTGTTTATATTGTAGAATTTGCGACACTCACAGTAGATATAAGTTTCATCCGTATTGGACAAGCCATTGGAACTACTATGGTTCTCGGATGGGAGGCGTTCCTTCAGCAACTTGGAAGTTAGACCAACGCTTGAATGCAGCTTTGCGACGGCTGCCTCAATATACACAGAAACTGTCGAGTGCTGTTGAGGAAAAGCTGATGGAGATAAAAAGAAACAGACTACACAAGATGTTGGAACGAGTAAAAGCCCGACAAAGCGGTAAGGAAGGAAACAGTAATGGGAAGGCAGATTTTTCTATATCCAGTAAGATGGAGAGTCTATAACGGCAATCTGTTAGACCGGAAAGCGAGTCGTGAGCTGACCATGCTCTACCAAAGGCGCATGAAAGAGGAAAGGAGCAAGGGGGAGTTTGTCCCTTATAGGACTTACTTCCGCTGCTCAAGGTTTAATATTATAAAATGGAGACGGTATGAAAATACGTATTGCAAAGAAAAAGCTTAAGAAGGTATTATCTGAAGCTTATCGTATAAACAAAAGGCGTGTAAAACTTAAGAGGACGTATTTTGCTTTTAAAAGTGGATATGGTTATCGTTATCGCGACGATAGTATTGGTTTTTACGTTATAAGAATACGAGCGAAAAAGAAACCAATTATAACCAGGAGGAGCTTGCGTCGGTTTATAAAAGATATGTTCAAGGCTGACGAAAGGGAACATGTGCCCGAGATTGAAACAATGGAAGAAGCATATCGTCAACCTCCAAGAACACGTAGATGTTGTAGGATACATGGTAATGCCAATAATAGTAAATAATAAAGAATAACATTAAAAAAACAAATAATATGAAGATTAACATTTTAGATTTTTTCATGGCAACATTGCAGCTTGCCTTTATCGTGTTGAAAATCTGCGGAGTGATTAACTGGTCGTGGTGGGTAGTACTCATGCCGATTCTCTTTATTGTTGTTATCTATATCGCTGCCCGTTTGTTTGTTTGGTGGGCGGATAAATATATAAAGCGACGCAGATTCAAAACACCGTGGGATTAAGTTGTAGCATTAAATAAACACACTATGGAGAAAAGAATTATCTACAGCACAGAGGTTTCTGTTAGCAACATGATGTTGGAAGCAGAAAAAGAAATGATGATTTGCGGAGAGGAGGTGAAGATGGTTTACCTCACGGGGCATATATTGCGTTGCTCGCAAAGAAAGCTGCTCGGCATAATCCCATTGCCTAACAAATACACGTACAAAGTATTTCCTCACATTTATGTGCGCAACAAATATACCGATACGGTAAGCACAGCAAAGCCAAATGTATTGAGCTTCGAAAGCAAGAAGCGGCTCATGGAGGAGACACGGAACTTGGAGTCATGGCTGCGTAACAAGTGCAAGCAGTACAAGCAAAGCAAAAAGGAGGAATAACAAAAAGCGGATGGAGAGGGAAGCAAACCCCCTACACCATCCGCTTTTTTGTTTATCATCAAGAGTTCACATACCACCAAATTTTATCAGATGGGTGGTCGGTGTCCTCGTCAAGGAGAAAGCTGCGTGCGAGTTCGCAAGACTTTTGTAGCAGTCGGCTGCGGTCACGAAACCATGAGCGGAGTGTTTCGATGTGGTTCGAGTACATGAGGTTGACGGTGACACAAAAGTCCCAGAAGTTGTAATCGTCGGGCAAGGAAAGATACATCTTGTCGTAAGCTGCACGTATATCCTCGTAGGGGAAGAACGGTGCATAACGCTTGTGCGTGTCGTCACAGAAGTAGTACATTTGGGCGATGGCAGCACGTGCGTTGTCCTCGTTGAAATGATGGTCGGAGTCGAGGAGGTAGAGCATTTTGTGAAGAGCTGACTCCATCTCCTGGTCTGTCATTCCGCAAGAGTTGTTGCGGATGCGTGAAGCTGCGCTATCGAAAGCGTCAGCAAGTAAATTGCGTACATTCATAGTTATTTGTTTTTAGTGTTAGACGTTCTGTTGTGTCGGAAGATGCGGCATGTCACCTGTACGAAGGCACAGACATACAGAGCCAAGGTCATGAGGATAAGGATGAAGTTGGCATCGTACATTTCGTTGGTTATGAACCATGAGCCGTAATAGAGCCGTATGGCATTTGTGCCAATGATGTAGACGAACGGTATGCGCCATATCCAACATAGCTTGAAGAAGTGGCTTGCAGGGAGCATGAAGACTACGGGGAAGATGTAGACCTGAAGTATAGATAGGCTATACACTCCTCGTTTTCCCGAACGTCTATGAGTATCTCGCGTGGATTTTCGTGAAAGCTGTATACTCCATACCAATGGCATAGCATGAGGAAGACTGGGACGTATCTTAGAGACTTCTCGTAAAAGAAGAAGATTGAACGGTTGAGTATTATGCTCACCTCTGTTGTTGTTTGTTTAGATAACTCTTTCATAAGCCTTATTGTTTTAGAAAAACGTAAATATAGCGAAAATAATAACAAAATGAAAGATTTTAGAAAGAGTTTGTAAACAAATGCACGTTTTTCTTGATATATATTAAAAAAAGGATAAGGAGATTATTTCTCCTCATCCTTTATCACTTTGCCGACAATCCACTTGTTGCCGTATCTTTTAATCCACATATCGAGCCATTCAAGAGCCGAAAGAAGATCTTTGTTCTCGGTAGATGGCGCGCCTTGTAGGGTGGAGTATTCGCCATAGGAGACTCGCCAAAGATTATCGGGAGTCTTGACAATGGTGAGCGGTGAGCGGTAGGTGGTACGTGCGTCGTATGTACGTAGGCTTTGTGGCAAGTTCTTGAACATTCGGTGATATCTTCGGTCGGGGTGTCCTTCTGCCTTGGGACATGGGTCAATAGGCAGCGGGTCTCCTTCACGTTCAAGCTTCTCCTCGACTGCCTTGCGCACAAAAGCAGCTCTGTGTCCTCGTAGGTTGTCAAGACGGTCGTATACTGCATCGTTCATCCAAAAGGTCATGCGCTTGGGGTACTTGGGGTCGGGTGCCATGGCTGCTGTCTTGCGCTTGGATGGTCGCTTCACGTATCGCTCTATCTCGGATATGTTGCCTTTAATGTCTCGCTTGTAGGCATAGACAAGAGATTGTGTTATCTTGTTGTAGACCTCTGCCTTTTCGCTCTCGGGATGGTCAGCCATGAGAGACTTGACGATTGACTTTAGTTGCGTCTCGCCTTGATAGGCTACTTCGGTGCGGTCGAGTTCGAAAAGGTCGTCGTAAATTACTATTATTGATTTCATAAGGCTTCTTTTTTAAATGATGAAATAAAAACAGGCGAGTCAACATGTGCATGGCTCGTCTGTTCTGTTGCTATGCCTTAACAGGCAAGTATCAAAGCTAATATAAATACTATCACTATACACCATTCTTTTGCGTTCATAATGGTTTCCTCCTTTCTTTTGCAAAGTTAATAAAAATTTACGGTTAGGTGTTGGCTTCAAGGGAAATATCCCCTATGGCTTTGATGTCTGAAACGCTGTCGTCCTCGGTGAAGAACTTCACCTTCATGTGTTCGTCGATGTGCGCCATTGCCACGATTTCGCCTTTCTCGTCAGACACAAGGCAAATGTCCCCCCTAACTTCCGACTGCTTGCGGAGATATTTGATAGTAGCGTCCTTTACTGCGAGTAGGTTGAGTTCACGTGTGATTGTTTCTCCTGATAAAGGGAACTGAAAAGTGAATGTTTGCTTTTTCATAATTTATATGGTTTTTAATTTGCTTGTAATTTGTTTGGGTTTAGTCCAATGAAGAACGCTCGTTTGTTCATGTCCGCTACGAAGTAGTTGGAGTTGTTGTCGAACGGAAACTTTTGGACATCCTTGGTGTAGACATTGTCCTTGGCAAGGGCTCTGTTGGTGATGTCGTTGATGAACAGCCACTTTTCTCTGTCCGTCTCGAAATTACGTGATATGTCTATACGGCTGTCGAACAGGGAAAATCTGACTTCGATAAGTCCGTAATCCTCGGTGTAACCGGCAAAAGTCTGCTCGTCGGGGATATTGTCCTTGCATTCGATGTAGCCGTCGGGGAAAAGTCGGCTGAGAATACGTTTCTTCTCAGCCGTGTTAAGTGTGCGGAATCGTGACTTGTAGATTTCTTGTCTTGTCATATTGCTATTTGTTTAGAAGTTGTACATTGCTTTATTATGTTCATATTGCTGTTGACGAGGTTGACGATGCGGTCGTGATAGAGCGTGAACTTGTCGCAAGCACCGTAGCACTGAACCACCTTAAACTGCTTGAGGTCTACCTCCACTGTCTCAATACGTTTGTCGTTGATACGTGCTGAAAGTATGAGCGAGTTGGGTTTGTCGTAATACTTGTTGGCGTATACGCAATGGTGCATGGCTGTGCCTTCCTCGTAGAACTCGTCCACGGACTGAAGGACGTGGCACGAGATTAGGCTGTCGCTGATGTTCATGTCGAAGAAGCAGCTACGAGCCTTGATGTACTTCTCGTTCTTATCCATAGCGCACTTGATGCGCTGTATCTCCTTTTCGTGCTTGGCTTCAAGAGCTTGGCGAGCGTGCAATGCCCAGTCGTGCGTGTGCATGAGATTGTCGGGACACACGAAATGAGGGTTGGAGAGGTCGCAACCTATATACTTCATGTTTTGTAGCATGTCGAAGTAGAGATTGTATGCCGTGTGCCCTTCGTTCATTGGCACATAGTTGTGGCGGAACATAATGCGTATGGCTTTCATGTATTCCTTGTCAAGTATGTTGTTAGTAAGCATGTACTCGGCAAGTTCGTGACGCTGCTTAAGGATTGTCTCGGCAAACTTGTCTACGGACAGGAAACGATACCATTGCTTGCGCTCGTTGGTGGGTATGAGGCTGTCGCAATACTTGTATGTGCTGTCGATGGACTTGTCGTACATATAGGAAAAGCCTACATCGGTGAAGTGCAGCCACGATGCGCAGTATTTGGGGTTCTGACGTATCTCCATTGGGGAGGAAAGGAGGAAAGCGTCTACGTAATAATGGTACGCTCTTTGACGTGCTATGAGTATCTGCTTTTCGCCTACCTTGTTCCATAGTTGGAAAACCTCCCATGTACTATAGGAAATATCACGCTTGCCGTGACGGTCGATACGGAAATATCTGAGCACTTGCCAACCTTTGTAAGACTGGTTGATAACGGCATAGCAACGGTTATACATATCCTCGTACTTGCAAGAGCCGTATGTGTTGCGGATTAGGCGAGCGTTGTCTCGCTTGCCTATCTCGCCTAACTTGTGTGAGAGGTTAACGACCTCTTGTTCTATCTTATTGCGTGGTTTCATATTAAAATTCTCCAAATAAATCAAGTTGTAATGAATTGTCTACTTTCTTAGCTTTTTTTGTTTTCTTGGGCTGTAGCTTGGGGATAAGGACAGGCTGTGGCTTTTCTTGCTTGGGTGCTGCTGCCACTACCTTAGCCTGTGCCGTTTCTTTGGTCGGCTCTACGTCCTTCTCTTGGTAATAGTGAACTGCCATCTGCAAAACGTCCTCATCGGAAATTGCAGCACAACCCTTTATCGCTTGTTTGCGTGCCTGTTGAGTGACATAACAGAGGCAATTGGTCATAGATTTCTTCTTGTCCTCGTAACGCTCACGGAAGTTTGGGTCTTGGCTTGCCATTTCACCCAACTTAGTTTCAAGATATTCCTGTAATGTCATAGTGTTTCTATTTTTCGTTAATTTTACAAGTTTCCCAACAATGGATTGAGAAGTTATCAAAATCATCAGCCGTAAGGATTAGCTCTCCTTTGCTGCGTATATCGTTAGCGATAGCCTTTGCCTCTTTTGCGCTATTAGCCTCGATAACAACCTCTTTGCTTAAGGTTTCAATAACCAATACTTTGTACTTTGCCATAATAGTATGATTTAAATTGTTATTAATATTGGTGGCTGCTCCGACCTCGCATCGAAGAGGAGTGGCTTGAACCACATTCAGCCTGTGGGGGGTTATCCGAAATAATTAAAGGTGATAAGGTAAGCATGACTTGCAAATCGAACTTCCGCTTTCATTCTAATGTGGTCTTCGGCTGGTATATTGTCGTTGACAGATGCTTCTACAGTCTTTATCCATTGCTCGATTCGCTTAGTTATCCTACCGTATGTCTCTTCTTCCGTCACGATGTGTACTACATTCGAATGCGGGAAGTACATTGTCTTTACAGCCATATCTGCGATAAAACCAAGGAGTGTTGCGTCTTTTTCTACGTATTCGTCGTTATCATAAAGACCGTCGAATAGGGTGTCTGAACATAAGTCCTTCTCGTTGATAGGACATGGAATAATGCTTGTCTTCATAATTGTAATGTTTAAAGTTTATATCGCTCCGTTGTCGGTGTCGCTCCGAAATGGTTTCTATCCCCAACGGATGATTGCTAACGTGCGTAACAGACTGCTCTGCCGTGTATTTTGTGCAACATTGTGAGTAATTCACGCTTGATGATTTTATTCTCGATTTTACGCAAGTGGTTTTCGAGTTCCTTCTTAGTCCAGAATTTACGGGTTGATGGTTGGTGGTCTGTATACCATTTGCATATGAACCACATCTTGCCACCGTACACATCTGCTAATCCAACATAAAAGGGTGTGCCGTTAATTTTTATTTCTTCTATCATTGTTCTTTGTTTTTAAGATTGTGAGACCAATTGTAGAGCCGTTCGAAGTGGTCTGAACCTGTGTATGTGTCGATGTCTCCGTACTGGTCGATGTCGTTTATTAACTGTCGTACGTCTTCCTTTATCTGTTGGTTGTCGTACTCTGTATCTGTCGCTTTCTTTGTTGTTACGATTGCAAGCGATGTGCTTGCTATCAGTGCTAATACTAATAATTTGTTCATTTGTTAAAGATTTTTGTCATGAGTTCTGTTATACATTCAATATCGTCATCGATAAACCTTCGTGTTATCGGTGCGAGGTTCTTACGCTGTAGCTGCTTGCGTGTGTTATCAATATAGCAATCGAACACTTTGCGCAATAACACAGCGTCTATTGGTGTAAGATTTACTACTCTTGTCTTCTGTGCCATGAGATTTAAGTTAGACGAAGCGTTGGGAGGCAGCTCCTCCCTTATCTTCCGATTTATTCCTGTGTAAACTCTTTCCAATGTCTGCCTACATAGATACCTGATACATAGGAGACAACCATAACTACAATTATAAGTTCTATCATATCTGTATGTTTGAGGGGTTAATGATTTCTTAATCTGACAGGGATAAACTCGTATCCTCTGTAAATGATGCGTAATCCTCGCTGTGTGAACTGCGGAAGTGTGAGGAATTTGTGATATGCTTCGCTCACGTCCTTTGCTCTTACGGTGCGTCTGCATCGTGGTGCGGTAGGCTGTTCTGATAGCTTCTTGAGCCTCCATGTGTAGTTTTGTTCTTCCATATTATTATGTTTTTGAAGTTAGTGCCGTGCGTGGACTTGAACCACGTGTAAGCCTTTACTTTCACGGCTACCGACTGTTTGTAAGTTGTCATCTTTTCTTAACGTTGTCTTCAACGTGCCGTAATGCTGTACGACACACAGGACTTTGTCGTGTGGGTTCACGTCTTGTAATTTAACGACGTTACCAAGATTTGTCGGTGGAATATAGCGTCCTTTCTCGCTGTGTTTAGAGTATCATCCTCTCGATTTCGCTTTCAGTCATTTTTAGGCGGATGACTCAAAGGAATTTCTAACGAAAATCTGTACCGCATTCTACGTAGTGTTGTGCCGTGTGCGGTCTCGCTCCGCTTGCCTTTCAGTCGGTCACGGCTGTGGGGTTATTGCTAAATCTGTGTCAACTTGAATGCGAGGATGTTGCACGCTACCGACAGGTTATTAGTACTATGAAGTAGCGACATCATTTCCGATACGACGTCGTCGTCCTGTCCTCCTTCGTGTGATGGGTACGCTAAGTCAATCATGTCAATTTCATGATTACTAACTATATCATCGATTAACGAGAATGTCTTATCTATCTGTTCTCTTACTTCTAACAAGTCTTCTTTTGTCATAATTTTGTCGCTTATCTTCTAATTGTTCATCCAAACTGCAAATCTCCCTGCATCTTCTCTGTCCTTAAAGTAGTTAACTCTAACACCTGTCTCAGCATTAATAATGCTGTAGATAGTGCAACCGCATTCGGTTTCTTGTCTTACGATGTATTTTTCCATATCTGTAATAATTTAATATTAGTTCCGTGTCGGGTCTCGAACCCGATGTGCGCCTGTCGCTCACGGATGGTTGTTAGCGTTCCTTTGCCAATATATCTACATAATATTTTATGTTCACGTCAACTTTCACAACTTCGTAATAAGTTTTACACTTCACGTATTGTGATTCTGTCTTGTTGATGAACTGCTTTGCCATTGTTTCGCAATAGCTACCACCAAATGAACCTCCTAACGTGTTTTCGTTTCCGTACTCAAGAATAAAGGTGCGCATTTCTTCATCCTTATAGCCTTTTCGTGTTGCCACAGCGAGTATACCGAAGTATGAGTTGTGGAAGATGTATTGCTTACCTGTAAATATTACATTTACCTCGCATTCGTTTCTCTTAATTTTGTAAATCTCCATAATCGTATGTTTTTATTGTTAATACTAATGTTGAAGTAATCTCTTGATTACGATTGCAAAGGTAACGTATATATGTTACATAAACAAGTTTTAAGCCGAGAAAATGTAACTATTTAACGTTACTTAACCAAAGTAACAAAGTAACGTATATCGGCTTAAAACTTGTTAAGATATTAACGTAATAATACTACATATAAATTATAATAAGTAAATTTGCAGTAATAATAATGTAACGTATTAAAAAACATAACATGAGAATAAAAGAAGTACTAAAAAGATATGGTATAACCCAAGATGAGATAGCAAAACGTCTTGGTATAAATCGTGTGTCGGTTAATAGACTGCTGAACGATAAAAACGATATGCGTGTTTCTACCGCCGAGAAGTTCGCTACTGCTATAGGTTGCAGAATAAGTGAACTATTCGAAGAAGAGAAAGATACGGACTTCGCTGCCTTTATCCGTTACAAGGGTATCCATTATACTGCCGACACGTTGGAGGAGTTTTTAAAACAAGTAGAAGAAATAAAAACTATTGCAAGATGAAGAGGATATTGTTTATTTTTACCTTTTTTATGGTCGCTTTATGTGGCTTTGCACAGAGAGAAGTTTGTGGTGTTGCGTTTGGTAGCTCTTATAATACTACCAAAAATGCGCTTCAAAACAAGTTTGGATATTGTGACAAATCGAATAAAAACGAAATAGTTTACTACGATAAAAGTTATGGTGGTGTATTCTTTAGTCGCATAATGTTTGAGTTTCAGTATGATTCTTACGGAAGAGGGTATTTAAATAGTTGTATTATGGGTTGTGATTGCTCGTCCGTTGCGGATGCAAGACTAAAAGCAAAAAGACTAGCTAGTATGCTATCTAAATATGATATGGAGGAAAGAACTAGTAAAGATGGAGCTACTTATTATATAGGAGGAACCGACCCTACAGATTCTTCCCAGTATGGCATAATGGTTTATGTTGCGCAATGGAGTGATGGATGTGGCGCAGCTATAGCATACGGACCTTACAATTACGTGCAAGAAGAATTTTAGGCGATAGCCCGAGGGGCGGTGGGGCGTAGCCCCTTATCTTTCAGTGGTTTTCTAATACAACAAACGGCATACACTCTTATAAACGAGTATATGCCGTTATCTTATGTTAAACAAATATGAAATGGTGTTAGTTTTATTATACGAGTTTCAGTTTACTAAACTCTGCTCCTAACTGATGTATTCCGTTTTCGATTTTCTGTAGTTGTGTATCTGAGATATATGTATTCCCTTTCTTGTATTGTCTCATTAGTGTTTCGTTAATACCGAGGAATCGGGCGAATGCGCTAACGTTGAGCATTGAGTAATACTCAAATAGGGAAGAGATGTCAAACTTGAAGTCTGGTTCTGTAGTAAGGATTGGTGCTGCCGTTCCTTTTTCTTCTTCCTCCATTTCTTTAAATGTTTGCATAGAATTCAAGAAGTCCGCCTTTGCTTCCTTCACTGAATCTCCTGTGCCTAAGAGGGTGTAATTGTCGCCATTCACGTTGTAGGCGATGTATGTGCCATCCTCCTGCTTCTCGATAGATACTTTAAATCTTGTGTCCATATTATAATGCGTTACATAGTTAATACTCTGTCTTTGAATGGAGTGAAAAGGAATCGGGATTAAAACCCGATTTCCTTTTTCAGTTTGTGCATTAAGCCTGTCCTTACCTCTTGAGATTGGTGACGTTCCAACATTATCTTTTTCCCTGTATTGGGGTTTATGTAAATGTCGTGTCCCTTTAACTCTTTGTAGAATACAAATCCGTGCTTAATGGCGAGTCGTTTAATTTCGCTCCATTTCATAATGATTATATGTTTAACGAGTGCAAAGGTACTACAAAAAAGTTATATATGCAAGTTTTTATATAACTTTTTTGTAGTATATAACAATATATGTCGAAAGACCGAGGGGGAGGGCGCAAGCCCTTGGGGGCGGCACGCCCCCTTATCTTCCCCTTATTCCTCTTTCCTTCTCCTCCATTATACCCAACCCCTCCACATAGGAAGAAAACACCCTCATTAGTCTCTCGTTAGCTGGACAACAGTAAGGAGAGTAGAATAACCTGAGAATCCTCCAAATTGAACTGGCTGTAAGCGTGATTTGTGCGTTTGCAGCCTTTTTTTCGTGCTTGTCGGATTGGCTTGTTTGGTGTTTTGAGGTTGTTTTTGCGTGATTTTCCGACTTGCAAGCCGTTTTTACTGACCTTTGCAACTCTTTGTTTTGTTTTCTTTTGACTTTATTGTTACAAAAGTGGTTTTTCGCGCGTACATTTATATGCCTTTTAATTGTTCTATCTCGGAACTAAATCAACTCTCGGTCTCAAAAATTACGGGGGTTAGACCGCTTGTACTGTTTAAAAAGTCGGATTTTTAGGTAAAAGCCTCGATAAAGGGATTTGTGAGGGAAGGTAAAAAATTGTGACATGACGAAAAACGGAAAAAGATGTTGATATTCTCCATAAATTTGACGCAAACTAAGGACCTTTTATGGCTTCTTTTGTGGCTTTTGGCTTGTTGTAATGGCTTTATGGTTCTTAGATGCGCTCTTTGGCTTTCTGCCCTTGCCTTTTTCGACTCCCAAATGTTGGGTTACTTGACACATGCCCCTTGCGGGGTCAGAGGTTAAAAGGGTAAATGACTGATATACAATGTGTTATGAGGTTACGATGTGGCTTTGGTAGACGCATGGTAGGTAATACGAGGGAAAGATGATTGCTCTTGATGATGTGGAGGGGTGGCGATAGTGGCATGAGTGGTATGTGGCATGGTGGGTGATATGGGAGGATAGGTTAGAGTGCTGACGTGTTGGAGAGGTTAGAGCATGATGGCGAGGATAAGGAAGCGATGAGGCATAGGTGGATGATGAACGACCCAAAGGGGGTGGGGGCTTAGGTACTGGCTGCGAATTATAGTAGATAAAAGCATAGGTATAAAAAGGTACTGTTCTCAAAGGAGGTCATCATCATTTTCCCAAGAAAAGGTACTCCACAGAAAGGAGGTCGTTAGTATATTTCCTGGAAAAGGTACTATCGGAAAAGGGGGCCAATGTTATATTCCCCAAGAAAAAGGTACTGGAGAGAAAGGATGTTAGTTATGGTTATTAAAAAAGATATAGATATGACAGACATTAGCAGATACTTTAGGTTGCCATTAGGCTTTAGTGAATTGTCGGGCGCGAATAATCCGATGATAGGTTTGCTTGGTGCAGCCAGTTTAGGTTTGAGTGTAGGTAGTTCGTTGTTTGGAGGTCTTAAGTCGCGTAAGGCAGCCAAGAGAGCATTGGCCGAGCAGAAATATCGCACGAATGCGGAGAAGGCTTGGTATGACAAGGAGTATAATACGGACTACCTGGACACAAAGGCTGGTCAGAACTTGATGCGTAGGGCTCAGGAGGTTCAGGACAATTACATTCGTAAGGCGGATGGAGCTGCAGCAGTTGGTGGTGGAACAGCCGCGAGTACAGCTATGGCAAAGGAGGCAGCAAATAGGACGATGGGTAATACTATTGCGAATATTGGCGCCAATGACACGGCGAGAAAGGCGAGTGTTTCTGATCAGCACATGAGGAACGAGCAGAGTCTTTCTAAGCAGAGAGAGGATATATACAATCAGCAGGCAGAGACTACGGCTGCAGCCGCTCAGAATATGAGTAATGCGATGATGAGTGCAGCTCCTGGTTTGGATGGTACTCCTAAGGCATCAAAGCCGGGCAAGGTTGATGTATCAAGCCCACAAGCCAAGGCAGCTATGGGAGGTTCTCTTGTTCCGAATATTAACGAGGCAGAGGTTTTGTATAGCCAATACTCGGACAAGTTGAAGAATGTGACGGGAGTGTAGGGAGCGTTGTAACGCATGTAGGAAAATAATAAAAAAGATTATGCTATGGGAAAGAAAAAGATTGATATAAACGCGAAGAAAGGTGTAGACGTTAATCGTGTGATGGAGGCTGCGGGTTTGTTGAAGGATTCTGTTGTTGACGAGCAAGCAAAGAAGATAAAGATATTGAAGAAGTCGTTGAAGATGAATGAGGAGCTTGCAGAGCGTTATCACTTGGAGTTGGAGAAACTTCAAGAGGATTATAAGAGCCTTGCTGCGCATTTTGACGGCTTGTGTGCCGAGCGTGACAATCTTGCCGCTTGCTTGAAGTCGGCCGAGAATGCTTTGGCGTATAAGGACAAGGTGATAGAGAGGATAAAGAAGAAGAACGCTAAGCGCATGTCAGAGAAGTGCGATGTGATTGCTGTACTTAACAAGGAGATAGTATTTCAGTACAAGCGTAGGGAAAAGGCAGAGAAGTTTGTCAATACCCTTGGTCAGGCGTTTGACTTGTTGAAGAAAAACGTGGAGGATTATGAACACAGTATTGGACGATAAGGAGAAGAGGAAGGGAGTTGTAACACAGCCTGGTGTTGTGGCTCCTGGTGTTTTGGCACAGCCTCAGCAACCAGCTAATGTGTTTAGCGGTAAACGACCTACTACGTTTGAGAATATGCCTGTAAATGTAGGATGGTCACCTTACGGTAAGCCAGTGAATGAGGGCAGTAATGTTCAGCAATCGTGGCAGACTTCAAATCCGAGGGAGTTAGAGGGAAGTATGCCATCCTCTTACGCTCTTAACTCTAAGCCTTTGGGTGTTGAAGCTCCTTCGGCTCCTGTGTTTGAGAAGGACGATAGTCAGAGGGATGGCGGTTTCTTTAAGTGGCTTGGCGGATTGTCGAAGAAGCGACCAGGAAGGCGTGAAGGCGAGAGTGACGATGATTATGACGAGCGCATGACGAGAAACAATATGCGCATAGCCACTTTAGCTGATGCAATACGACACATGGGGAATATCTATAATACCTCCAAGGGCGCTGCGCTACAGAAGTTTAATAGTCCAACTGCTGAGATGCAAGCAGACCTTGACAAGAGAAAGGCAGAACGTGCGAGAAAAGCTGCTGCTGAGGCTGACGCTGCGTATAAGAATGCCAACTTGCAGATAAAGATGGATGCAGCAGATGCAGACAGAGCTTATAAAGGGCAGATGGTTGAGCTTAAGAAAAGTGCTGACAAGAGAGCAGACCAGAACGCTAAGGATTTGAAGGCATATCGCGATGGTTTGCTTGGGGTACAAGAAGGCAACTTGAAGTTGGCAGGTGAGAGGTTAGGCGAAACAAAACGCCACAACCAAGCTACTGAAAGACTAAGTGCGAGCAGACTTGCCTTGGCACAATCGAGGGCTGCAAGAGGTGGTAGCGGAAGCGGAGCTAAGGGTTCTGGAGGTGCTAATGGAGGTTACGGCTATACTACACCTTACGGACGACTGACGAGCAAGAACCAGCTTACTCCACAGCAAGAGGCCCAGGCTTGGAACGAGATGCGTAATCTTGGAATGATTACTCCTCAGAAGCAGCGTGAACTCGACCGTGCTATGAATGGATATGAGGGAAGTGACGGAAAGATGGTGAATCCAAGTGCAGATCGAGCACGTCAGATTATTCAGGGCGCCATTAGCTACGGTCTGCTTGACGCTTCAAGCCGTGGCGAGTCGCTTAGGAATACGTTTAGGGACGGCTTTGGCTATGCAGATGTGCGGACGAGCGACAAGGCCAAGCGTGGCGTGAACACTTCGGGCAGAAAGGTTAGATATGTGACCAAGAGGGTATCGAAGAGTCAGGCTAAACAGATTAGGGAACAGCTCAAGGGCGCCAATCCTATAAGATGGCAAGGCTCTGGCAGTAAGCCGAAGGCACAAGCCAAAGGTGGTACATCTACTGGCAAAGGAACGAACTGGAGTCAGTATGTGAAGTAGACATAAAAAGATAAAAACACGATAAATAAATATGGCAGACAATAGATATTATTATTTCAAGGATGCGAAAGGTAACAGGCATACGGTAGACAAGACAGCGTATGACAAGGACCCGATGGGATTTGCAAAAGCATTCCCTGGTGCTCGAATGGAGGTGATAGACCGAAAGACAGGGCGAAGAGGCGATGTGAGCGTAAAGGATGCGAGTCGTGTTGGTGACTTTGGTGCTCATCTGTTTACGGGAAGAACGATAACAAGAGGAAAGGTAAAAGGGAAAAGTGAAAAATCCTATAGTTCTGCATTGGGACGCGCACAGGAGCGGGTAGCGCAAGAGAAATGGGGAGGTGAAAGTGAAGAATCCGATAGCTTTGCTATGGGTGGTAAGCCTTTGAATAGGGGCGCTGCTGCGCCTTCTGTGCCTGTGGGTAAGGAGAGTGAGCTTGTGAAGGGTCTTAGGGAGGCTGACGCCTTGAAAAGACGCGATGAAGAGCAGATGCCTATAGACTATACGAAGCCGGGTGCTGTGAAACAGATGGTAGGCGGTGCGAGAAGAGCACAGAAGTCACTGGAGCGTAGAATGGAACAGGCTGGACAAGAGGCTGGCAGAAATGCAGAGGGTGAGATAAGACGAAGGAATGCTCCTGCCTTTGACCTTGGAAACGAGAACGTGAACAATAACCTTGTGAAGACACGCGGGCAGTTGGAGGATGAGTTGGAAGAAAGCAGCAGACAGCTTGTAGACAAACAGCTTGGCGGATATATAAACAATAGTATCCAAAAGATGTTTAAGGATGCGACAGTTAAAGGTGTTGCAGCAGAAGATGCTTTGAGCAAGGCCTCTCCATTTGCATATATGGCAGCAGGTAAGGCTTACAATGAAGCCCTTGATCCTGACAAGCTAATGAATCAGCTCAGCAAGAATGCCGAGAAAGACATGACTGGGTTGTTCTCTGACCCGAAGATGCAGAAGGAAATAGTAGAAAAGGCAGCTTCGTTCGGTATCGACCCAGAGGATTATGTAAAGAATTATATAGCTCCTGGCTTGCAAGCAAAGATAGCTGAGGAGTTTGAGAAGAGCGAGCTGAGCCGTAATATGCCTAAGAGTACGGCAGAATACATCATCCGTGGTGTTAATGACTCGATGCTTGGTACTATCTTGTCGATGGGCATGATGTCGAAGAAGCAGAGACAGTATGCTCAGCAAGGAATGGCTTTGACCGACGAGGGCGAGAATCATGATGTTAAGCCGGGTATGGGTGCGAGAGTGGCACGCGGAACATTGAGCTTTGCTGCAGACGCTCCTGTGTTTGGTGCATTAGGAAAGGCAGGTGCTGCTGTTGCAGGAAAGGTGTTCGGCAATGGCGTGGCACAGATGGCGAGAGTGGCAAATAGTTCTTTGGGTGGACGTATTGCTCGTATGGTTGGTACTGGAGCCGTGAGCCAAGGCGTGACGGGTGTGCTGTACGGTTCGACGAATGCTGCTGTTCAGAATTACTCAACGGGTGATGATACTTCTATTGGCAATACCGTAAAGCTCATGATTATGGGCGGTCTTTCGGAAGGCGCAAGCTGGGCTACTATGGGAGGTATCGGCGGTGCTGTAGGTGCAGGAATCTATAATGTAAGTGGCGTGAAGCGTATTCCTGCCAAGGTGTTCCAGTTGGCGATGGAAGGCGTTGGTATGCACATGGGCGGTAATGTTGCCAAGATGATAGAGGGACATGATACCGACTGGCTGAGCGTAGAGGGAAACCTTGAGGCTTGCGCTAATGTTGTAGCCTTGAAGCTGACACATGCAAGACTGCCTAAGCGTCAGGTGAATGATGGCGTAAAAGAAAGCTACCTTGATATGGTGGCAAGAAATCTTCGTAATCTGACTGTCTCGGACGGACAGAGAGCTGCCATTGGTGGGTATGTTTTCACCAATGAGGAGAAAGAGCAGCTGTTTGGGAGCGAGTATGCGCCGGATATAAAGAAAAAACTTTACGGATATGAGAGCCTGGCTGATTGGGCTTTGAAATCGAAGCAAGAAAAGGCAAAAGCCAAGGGCGAAGGTTTTTATAATGGCAAGGACGTTGAACTTGTAAAGACTGCCTATGATGAGATAATGTCAGACACAACTATCCCTTGGGACACAAAGGCTAAATTCTCGGCTTTGGTTATGGGAACTGTTCCTTCGGCGCGTCCGATGATGGACCATACAGCGATAGAGCGTGACGAGAGAGGAACGTATGTGGGTGAATATAGCCTTTATGGAGAGTTGCTCTCGAAGAACCGCTATAAGACAGCCGACGAATACTTTTCAATCCAATACAATCTTGGGGCGAAGAAAGAAAACCAGCGTTTGAGCAATGCCTATGGTGCGGCTCAGATAAAGGACGAGAAGGCGGCGCAAGAAACATTGGAGACTGTAGCTGAGACGTTTGGCCTTACTGCTGAACAGTTGAAGGCAGCTATGGACAAAGACCCGTTGAAGCGCAGCGAGGAGGAACAGAACGCTTGTGTGGCTCTGAGAAAGGCTTATGAGGGAGAACAGTTCCCGGAAGGAACGTTGCATCCCGACCAGTCGCAGACAGAGGGCAAGGACGTGGTTGAGGAGAATAACCTTGGCACGGAGAATCCTAACAATGAGGCTGTGGCTGAGGTGCTGAACAACATGAATAATGCAGAAAAGACGTTTAATGCAGCCTTGGAAAGCAACGATGTGTTGAAGCAGGAGTATGAGAGACTGACAAAGGAAGGTCTTTCGGAACCTCAGATATACATGGAGCTGATAAACTCGGGACTGACGCAGGAACAGCTTGCGCCTTTTGCCGACTACATCAACGCCAAGGCTAAGGCTGTGGGCATGTATCGCGGAACAGAACAGAAGATTGCTGAGACCGTGCAGAAACATGTGGAGCAATGGAGCTATAAGGGCGAGCTGAACAGCGAGAAGCAGGATGGCGGTCAGATATTGTTCGTGAAGGACAACAATGGCAGACTGCTGATTGTTGGAGCTGGCGATGTTGCGTTTGATAGTGAAGGTAGAACAAGAGAAAACGTTGGCGACATGCTTAGCGTGCTTGACCCGAATACAAAGGAAATGGACTTCATAAGCAAGAAGGACGTGCAGTTTGACCATGTGGAAAAGACGGAGGACTATGCCAAGAACTATCAGGAGATGTTGGAGGTTATGAACTCGGTGGCTTACGCTGAAAGTGAAAAGGTAAAAGAGAAAAGTGAAAAATCCGATACTAAGACTGAGAGTGTTGTAACACCGAAGGAGGGCGCGTCGGTGCCTGGAGTTGAAGATGTAAAGCCTATAGGGGAAGGAGAAAAAAAGAATCCATCCGATAATGGCAATGGAAGTAACGAGACTTTAACATTTGCCGATGGCTCACCTGTGCCCATGACAAAGGATTCGAAGGGTCGCGAGACTGCTGACTACTCGATGATGACTCCAGAGCAGGGAGCCGAGTGGATAGAAAAGACATTCGGAGAGGATGCTGAGGCTGTGGCAGACGGAAAGATTGAGCGAGCCAAGAAGGATTTGAGCAAAGCCGAGAAGATGGATATAGACATGACCGCTGACGATGCGGACGTGCTGGAGGCTAAGACAAAGAAGAAGGCTGCTATTGAAGCTGCCCAAAAGGAGCTTGAGCTTTACACCAACATAAAGAAGGCGATGGTGGAGAAGAAGGTGAAGGCTACGATGGAGGCAGAAACAAAACCTTCTGAGGGAGACGTGAGCCTCAGCAAGCCGAGAGAGAAGTTTGAAAGCGGCACGCGCATTGTGGGCAACAAGCGCACACGCACTCTGCCAGACGGTAGTAAGATTAAGGGCCACTATGAACTGGTGGAGGCTGACAGCCTTACTCCTTCGCATAACGCCAACGATGGATATAAGAAGAGCGAGGGTTTCCCCGTAAACGAGGAAGGACGCACCATCAACGACCGTGACTATGAGAACGACAAGGACGCTCAGAGAGTGACGGACATGATAGCAAAGAACTACGACGGACAGGCAGTAGACCAAGTGCCAGTAGTGACAACGGACGGTATCGTGGTTGACGGTAACGGCAGAACTATGGCAGGACAGAAAGCAGCCAAGGACGGAACTGACGGAGCTTACCTTGAGGCGTTGAAGGAGAATTCCGAAAACTACGGCTTCACGGCAGAGCAGATAGAGCAGAGCGGAATGGAACATCCAAGACTTGTGCTTGTGAGCGACGAACCCCTACCCTATGACACGGCAACATTCGCCAAGTTCAATAAGAACGAGAAGAAGACGCAGGGCAACACTCAGCAGACAGTTGCCATCTCGAAGAAGCTTGGAGGCGACGAGATTAGTGCCATTGTAGCCGAGATAGAAGGAAGTGGCAGTCTTGACGCATTCTTTAACAATCCTACTGCAATAAACTCGTTGCTAAAGCGTTTAATTGATAAGGGCGTTATTGGCTTGAACGAGGTAGCCGGATTGCGCGAGGGTGAGAACAAGCTTTCGGCTTCGGGCAAGGACTTTGTGAGAAATCTTCTGTTGGGCAGCGTGTTCTCGGAGGACACTATCAGAATGATGGGTGCAGACGCAGGTTTGAAGTCGAAGGCTCTGAATGGTATACGTGCCGTGCTTGACAACATGAAGCTTGGTGACTATGCTCTTATGAATGAGATAGACCATGCAATGCAGTTGATGTACGAGGCTCACCAGGATGGCAGTGGTGTAGACGCATACTTGCGCACTCCTGCTATGTTTGGAGAGAATGCTGCGGACAGATATGACCCTATATCTCAGGCTATAGCTCTTGCTCTTGAGGGCAAGGTTGAGGACTTCCGTGAACTGATGATGGCATACAACCGCAATGCGGCACATTATGCCGACGCTAATCAGTTGGACGTGTTCGGCGACCGACCTACAAAGGAGGAGTTCATTAACGAATTTTTGAAACTTAGAAACTGGAAGAACTATGAAACAAGACGTTCAGAAAATGAAGGAAATGGCGATGTTGGCGGCACTCAAGGAAGTGAACCAGAAACGTCAGGAGGAAATGAACCGACAGAAGGAGAAGGACTTGGTTCACGTGGAAATACGGAACAAGGGGAGAATATCGATGCTGTACCTGCCAAGAAAGACAGCGGAACTCATGACGAAAATACAGAAGGAGAATCCGGAAATGTCGGATTGGGCAGCATTGGCGAAAGCACAAGAGCAAATGAAGAACAGCGAGAAGTAGACGGAACGCCACATACAAACGCTAATCAAGACCCGCTTGTAAGAACGACTAAAGAGTCGTTAGAGAAGAACAAGGCGGAGTATCTTAAAGCCTTGAAAGAAGGTAAGACGGGCAAGGACCTTGAAAATGCGGAGTTGCATTACAAGTTTTCTTTCTTGGATTACCAAAATGTAATGGGCGTAACAGACGCTGAATCGCTTGAAAAGTTATGGAAGAGGGAGCTTGAATCGGCAAAGAATTCTAAAGGTATTGGAAGTGAAAAGATAAAAGAGAAAAGTGAAAAATCCGATACTAAGGTTGAGGGTGAGGAACCTTCAAAGACAAATCCGTTGGCATGGTTGGCACATACTGCAGAAATGTTCAAGGACGAGCAGGTGCAGAAGGCTAAGGAGGAACTGACGAAGGCAAAGGAGAGTGGCGACGCTGGAGAGATAAAGCGTGCTACCGCCGATATGAAACAGGCGATGGAAACTAAGCTGAGAGGAAACGGTATTGGCTTGGTGGAGCGACGCAGGATTATCGGTCGAGAGATTGGCAAGATTCTTGGCGAGGAAGCAGGTAAAGCAGAAGCCGAGAAGATAGACAAGCCTTGGGAACAGATGGACTTGGAGGAACGAGAAGCCGTGTCGTCGAAGAATCCTCTTACGGAAACTGAGATAAACGAGCTGACTTCTGAGGGGAACAGAGAGTTGATACCTGCCGCACTCGCATACTTGCGTGGCGACAAGGGCAATATAATTAACGCAATTTTTTACTTTAAAATTTGGAACGATGTTAGAAGTAGACATGAGAATGTTCCCGATAATAGCGGAACAAAAGACGGAACACAGCTGGATGCTCCCAATACTGGAGGCAGCCAAGAATTGGGACTGGGACGAGGACGAGAAGGCGGAGGACCTGATGGACCAGTGGATAGAACAGACAGCGAACGAACTACACCCGGAGAGCGAGAGAGCGGAACGGGCGGTGAGAACAACACTACTGTATCTGCTGGAAAACCGAGCGTTGACAAAGGTGAAGGAAATACACCCGGAATGGATGCCGTATCTACCGGAAGTTCTGACACCCGAGGAGGCGGTAGACTTGGCAATGAGGGAAATGTACCTAAGCAAGGAGGACAAGGAGGCGACAATAGACCTCTTGACCCGAATGCAGGACGGAAGCCTACAGCCAAGCAAGGAACTCATTTCCCAAATAGTACATCTGAGCGACTAAAGCAGGAGCGAGCAGAATACGAGCAGAAGAAAAAAGACTTCTGGGAAAGATGGAAGAAGGCTGGACAAGGATATGTGAAGATAGCCTTGACTCCCTTCGAGAAGCTGAACCTTTCGCCCGAGCAGATAGAAATGCTTCCCGAGTTGTTTAAGATGCACCTTAATGGAGCTGTGCTGAAAATAAAAGAAGGCATCTATAAGTTCAACGAGTGGAAGGCAGCTATGCGTGCCGAGGAAGGTGAGGAGCTGAAGATGATAGGTCTCAGCGATGATGATATTGACAGATTCATCGAAGACTACTGGAACACTCCTTACCAGATGGATGGTGAGACCCATACCATCGGTGAATGGGCAGGCATCCATGGAAACGAGAATCTGAGAAACAAACTTTCAGAACCTCTGAACGAGAAGTATCAGAGACAGGTGGATGCCGAGCCTATCAAGGTAAAAGTGGGCGACATGAAGAATATCGAGGAAACCCTACCTTATCTGTTGCCACAACAGCAGGAGGACGTATTGAAGGCTGAGACGCAGTTCTTTGGAAAGGAACACACGGACAGAGAACACGCCTACGGCAAGGGCTACATGTTCACCAACGGCACTGGTACTGGCAAGACGTTCACAGGACTTGGCATTGCGAAGCGACTTGTGAAGCATGGCAAGGGACGAATACTCATTGTAACCCCGAGCCAGAAGAAGGTGAGCGACTGGATAAAGGACGGACGCAACCTGAACATGGAGATTCGCGACCTTGACAGCATAGCCAAGGAGCGTGGCACAACGGCTACGACGGAAAGCGGCGAGGGCGTGGTGATCACCACATTCGCCAACTTTGGTGTGAACAAGAAGCTGTTGGAAGAGAACTGGGACGCTGTGATATACGACGAGAGCCACCGTATCATGGAGAACAAGAAGGGCGCGGAAACGGCACGCAGTATGCAGCACTACATGGTGACGAACCGTGACGAGAACCACTGCTTCCTCAGACTGCAGGAGATAAACAAGGACTATCAGAAGCAGAAGAGTCTTGGCGAGCAGTTTGACATCGAGCGTGCCAAGGAGACAGAGCGCATACGCAAAGAATACAAGGCGAGCCATCCGAGCGCAACCGAGCGTGACGTTGCATACGCCACAAGCAGAATGGTGCCAAGGGATGTGTACAACTTCACTCCGAGCGACTATGTGACCTTCCCGGTGCTTGGCAAGATACACGCTGAGTATGTGAAGGCATTGAGCCACTACACTAACGAAGTGAAGCCTAAGCTTGAGGCTCAAGCAAAGACAGAGTGGAAGGACACGAAGACCATCTTCCTCTCGGCGACACCGTTCAACACACGCGAGAACCTTGACTATGTGGAGGGTTACATCTTCAAGTATCCCAAAGTAGAGAATAGCGGAAGAATGAGCGGACGCACACAGTTCTATCTTGACCATTTCGGTGCTGCATACAAATTCCGTTACAACAGACTGGAGCAGAGCACGAGCAACCCCGAGGCTGTAGCCAAGCAAGAAATAGAGTTCTCGGACTATCTGCAACACACGTTGGGAACAATGAGCGGACGCATTATAGACAGTCCGTATGACTATTCAAGAGACTTCCCGACTGTATCGCCCGACCATGCGGAGCGATTCAACCAAGCAGTACAGGAAGCCATAGGAGGACACGGTGTACTGGCAGACGCTTACCGTAAGACGATAGGCGACTATACTTATGGTAGTGCGCTGTTTGAGACTATGAAGGTGGCAAACATCATCGAGCGCATAAAGGCCCATTTGGATGCAGGACGCAAGGTTGTGATATTCCACCGAAGAGTTGAGTCCAAGGAGCCATTGAAGCCGCCGTTCGCCTTGATGTTGGATAGAGCCAACTTCTCTATTTCACTTATGAATCCTGGCGAAGAAAAGAACGAGGCGATACAGGCTGTTAGAGCTTTCAGAAAGAAGTATGCCGACTTGTTGAAGTGGGAGCAGACATTGGACTACAGTATGCCTCGTGAGCAGATAGCCAAGGTGTTCGGCAAGGACAATGTGCTGTTCTTCAGCGGAAAGGAAAGTTCTAAGGTGAAGGACAAGGCTGTGGATACCTTCAACGACGACAACAGTGGCAAGAATATCATCGTGATACAGGAAGCGAGCGGAAAGGAAGGAATCTCGCTGCATGACAAGACAGGCGAGCATCAGCGAGTGTGCATTACACTGGCGTTGCCTCAGAGTCCTATCACAGCCTTGCAGATAGAGGGACGAACCTACCGTATAGGCAATAAGAGCAACGCCATATTTGAGTACCCGATATTGGGACTGAACTCAGAAATGATGCTGTTCGGACAAAAGTTCAATAACCAGGTATCGACAACTGAGAACCTTGCGCTTGGAAGTCAGGCAAGAAGTTTGAGAGACAGTTTCGCCAACGGTATATTGGAGCATAGCGGAGTGGTGCCTATCGATCAACAAGGAGTAGGAGGCAAGGAATTTGACGCGCCTAAAGACCAAAGCACGGACGGATTTGACAATGCAGTGCTTGACTACTACTCGAACCAGAAGTTGAACTCCCGCAACAGAGAGGGTGTAGACTACTTTCCAACACCTGAACCATTAGGCTATAAGATGATGGAATGGGCGAACATGGGCGAGGGTGACACCGTAATGGAGCCGAGTGCCGGACATGGAGCGATAGCACGATATGCTCCAAAGGGCAATCAGATGGTGGCAATAGAGCCAAGTCAGAGTCTGTTTGCCAAGTTGCAGTTGAAGGCAGGTGGACTGGGTAGAAAGTTCGTGAACACCATATTCGAGAACTACGACATCAGCAACAAGCACGATGTTGTAGTAATGAACCCGCCGTTCGGCACGGCAGGAGCGACAGCCATTGCCCACTTGGGTAAGGCCTTCAAGCACTTGGAGGAAGGCGGTCGTGTGGTAGCCCTTATACCGAGAGGCTCGACAGACAAGAAGTTTGACAAATGGATTGAGGGTGAGAAGACCGCCGTAATGCGTGCGGAGGTAGAGTTGCCAGACATCGTGTTCAAACAGGCAGGTACCAATGTAGTATGCCGTGTGGTAGTAGTGGACAAGATAAGCAACGAGGCTATGCGAGCCAAGGCTGGCCGTGTGGAGAAAGTGAGCTTGGGCGGACACTACGACAAGATAGAGGATTTCTTTGAGGACTTGCGCGATATAGAAATGCCTGACCGCATTATCGACACCAATACGATAATGCAGAAGAAGAGCAAGCAGACAGCCAAGGATTTGAAGGAGTTGAAAGACGTGACGGTGAACTTGAACGAGCATGGTATAAATGTGCATGTGAGAGGAGACCGTAACGACTACTCCATTATGTTTGACTTGGGCGAATATAACGCTGAGCAGAGAAAGAGTATTCTTTCGGGTACATACGAGAGATTTGAGGAGTATGAGCGTTATACGAGAGACGAGACGAGCCAGGCTGTGATAGCGGAGCTAAAGAAACTGACTTGTAAGTTGGCCGGCATGACCGAGGAGGAAATGCAGCGGTACTTGAAGAAGCAGAACGATGGCAAGGGCGTGATGTACAGAGTGGAGCATGCTGCAGAGGTGTATGGAAAGGCAAATGCCCATTACCGCATGGAGCTTGGCAACACCTTCTCAGACAGCAAGGAACATTTTGACGCTGTGAGAGACAGAGCTGTGGAGGAGAAAGGAATCGTTATGCCTAATCTGAATAAGGAGAAGGTGAAGGTGGTAGAGGTTGAGAAGTCTCCCTTTGGTAACAATATTGAAACTTCTTTGAAAAATGCCAGAGAATGGGCAAGAGAAAACCTTGTAACAATGGGAAAGACAGAAATGCCTACTATGCGCGATGGTACACCTTATATTATCAGCAAAAGGGCTGTTGAAAAATATCTTTCAGAAAGTGCTGTTCGTAAAAGTGAGAATCTTGATATTCATCTTTCCGTCCTTCCAAAGCTTACAGATGTTATTCATGAGAGCATCGAGGCTGAGATTCACGCGGATTATAACGTAAAGGACGAAACCGGAAAAAGAAAAGCCGAGCTTGGATATGGAAACAATATCCTTGTACATAGACTTTATGGCGCAGTAGAGATGGACGGTAAGATATACCGTGTGAAGACTACTATGCAAGAGTTCAGAGGTGGGGAAGAAAATAAACCTCATAGCTATGAGGTAACAAAAATAGAGCTGCTTGACTCCCCTGGAAAGCGAGAAAATCCCGACAGACCACCTTTGGTTTCATCAAACAACTCTATTGATAATAAGATAGAGCTGCCTGACACTCCTGGCACAGCGGTGTTACCCGACAGTTCCCCTTTGGACATGACACCAAGCAACTCTAAAAATATAACGTCGGAAGGTTCCGAGAAAGCGAACGAATCCGACAGTCTCCCTTTGAACAGTACAACCAACGGTTATATTTCAACCGCAAAGTTACTGCAAGGAGTTGAGAAATCCTACGATTCGGGCAAGAAATTGCTTGATGAGAGTAAAAATTTAACAGATGGGGAGACTTTCTTTAGAAAAGAAGGCGATGGTGTTGTAACACCTGAGAAGACTTCGGGGACTTCGAATGCTGTGAGCGAGCGTATCATCAAGACCGTGGAGAAGGTTGCCAAGAGAACTGGAGGCAAGGTGAAGATGGTGAACTCGGTTGAGGAGATTGAGAACCCGAAGGTGCGCAAGGACATAGAGAAAGGCAAGCAGGTGACTGGCTGGTATGACGAGAAGACGGGCGAGGTACATTTGTATATGCCGAACATCCATGACACGTATACCGCTGAGAAAACCGTATGGCACGAGACTGTGGGACACAAGGGCATGAGAGGATTGTTGGGCGAGAAGTTCGATGACTATATGAGAGGTCTTTGGATGGACTTGGACAACCCTATCAATGCTGAGCTGAGAGCTTATGTGAAGGAAAAGATGAACATGAATCACCTTGGATTCTATGACGCTATTGAGGAGTTTATCGCCAAGAGCGCAGAGGACGGAAAGGGAGAGCCGGGATTCTGGAACTACATTAAGAATAAGGTGACAGATGCCCTGCATGAGATAGGCTACAGAGTTTCGCCTAACGTGAAGGACGTGAAGTATATGCTGTGGCTTGCGAAGAACGTGCAGAAGCATGGAGACAGTCCGCTGTGGAAGATGAGAGCTGAGGCTGTGAGGTGGAAGATAGAGCATGAGAAGACATTATCCGTTGTAGAAGAGAACGGCATGATGTACGACAACAACGGCAAGAAGCATGGGCTGTTGGACCTTAACAAGAAAGATTTTGACGAGGCTACGGACGGACATGTACACTATAGAACCTCGCCAATGACAGCATCGAAGATTGAGGAATACAACAGACGACTGAGCACAAAATGGTACGCATTCAAAGAGAGTACCGTGGACGACATGCAGTCTTTGCAGGAAGCCATGCAGATAATCTCGGGTGTGAAGGATGCTTATACAGATATTCCTTCGGCCTTCAATCCATTGCAATGCCATAACAGAATGGGCAGTATGGTTATGCAGATGTGCGAGAGATACGACAGAGAGTATACCGAGCCATTAGGTAACGCCTTCAAGAAAGTGGTGTCGGCAATGCCTGGCAAGGACGGAGCAGAGCAGACACGAAACGCCAATCTATACTTTATAAAGAAGCATGGTTTGGAGAGAAACCGTGTGCTGTTCGTGAGAGACAAGATAAGGGAAGAACGAAAAGTGAAGAGTGAAGAATCTAATAGTATTGATGCTTTGGAATCTGCTTGGAAGGGCGAAAAATACGACCTTAGAAAGAAGCTTGACTCGGGACAGATAGACTTGAAGGAGTACTACCGTCAGATGGACGAGTGGATTGTGCAGAACTTGGACAAGGACTTCAAGGCTGAGGAGCATGACTATTCGGGTATGCACGGAATCTATGACGTGAAGAAAGGCGAGGAATATGACGATGCCAACGTTATAGACGAAGTGATGAGCACGGAAAGCCAGCTTGGGGCAGACTTGGTAAAAAGCTTCTGGGATGCCAAGAAGAAAGCTACCGACTTCACTATAGACCAAGAGTATGCCAACGGATTCAAGGATAAAAACGAAAGAGACCATTTGAAAGAAATGTTCGACTGGTATGTTCCATTAAGAAAATTCGATGATACAGTTGCCGAAGATGTGTACGGCTACATATCGGGTGGCGATACAAAGAACGGCATAGGTTCTGTGATAGAAAAGGCAAGAGGACGCGAGAGTCTAAGTGACGTGAACGTATTGGCACAAATATCAGCCTTGGCAAAGTCGTCCATATTGAACGGTGGCAAGAATGTGGAGAAACAACACTTCATGCGCTTTGTGGAAGCCTACGAGAAGGGTGACGCTAAGGACCGAATATTTGTGGAGATTCAGCCTTGGGTGGAGAAGCATACCGTTGACGGTAATGAGGTATGGGAGGAAGTAATGCCGAACATTCCCGAGAACTCAACCCAAGAGCAGATTAACGATATATTGAACACCTTTGAGGCAGACATGAAGGCGAAGCAAGCCAATGGTGAAGCAAAGGTAGCGAGAATGAAAAGCGACATTGGCTATAAGTTTGAGCGCAGCAGCGACATGAACCAACATATAGTTAATGTATATGTGAACGGCAGGGTACGCAGATTCGTTTGCCAGGGAAATCCAAGAGCAGCACAAGCTATAAACGGAATGCTCAGAGATTCGGGCACACGAGTATGGGTATCTGAAAAATCGGCAAAACTGAACAGATATTGTGCCCAGTTGAACACTTCGCTTAATCCGGACTTTATCTCTTCAAACCTCGTACGAGACCTGACCGCTGGGTCGGCCAACTTGGTGACAAAGGAAGGAATGGGTTATACTTGGGACTTCTGCATGGAGTATGCAAAGAACTGGGCTTCTATGGTAAGACGAAAGGATGGCAACTTTGATGGCGGTTATCTTGGAATGTTCAGACGCTACAAGGATGGACGCTTGAATACAAACAACCATAAAGAACGTTGGTTCAAGGAGTTTATGGACAATGGCGGTGAGACAGGCTTTGTTTCGTTAAAGAAATACGAGGACATAATAAAAGAATACGAGAACCTTGTAAAGACTGGAAACAAAGAAGGCGACCGATGGCTTATGAAAAAGCTGAAAGAAGGAGGCGCGCTTATAGAATTGGCGAATGAGGTTGTGGAAAACGTAGCTCGCTACTCTACCTATTGCGTGTCAAGAAAGCGCGGAAGAAGCATAGGCAAGAGTATCTATGACGCTAAGGAGGTTTCTTCAAACTTCAACCGTCATGGTTCGGGCGATGCGATAAAGAGCTTGAAGACCGAGTATGACGGAAATACGGATGCTGCATTCAGAAAGTCGGTAGGATGGTTCAATAGCTACATGAAGAATCATACCTTGTTCTATAACGCAGGCGTGCAGGGTGCAAACCTTTTCGCCAAGAATATAAAACATACGCCAAAGACGGTTGCTGTAGCTTTCGGTGCAATGCCTTTTGGACTGAATATTGCTGTTGCATTGTTGAATCAGTTGCTTATAAGCCAAGAGGACGAGAAGAAACGCAATGGCGTAAAGAACCCATACGCGGAATTGCCCGAATGGAAGCGTCGCAACAACTTGTGTATTTATTGGGGAGGCGGTAATTTTAAGACAATACCTATGGGTATAGAGCTTAGAGCTTTCTATGGCTTGGGTGATATTGCAGCCGGGTATATGGTGGATGAGAGATTAAAGAGTGATACACCTATAGGCTTAGACATCATCGGACAGATGGCACAGCTTGTTCCTGCCTCAGATTTCTTAGGGCATCATTCTCCATCAAGCGGAATAAAGGAATTGGGCGAAGATGTTATTCTTTCTATGACTCCTACAACAGCGAAGCCTTATCTTGAACTTGGATTCAACAGAGATTGGACGGGCAGACCAATATACCGTGACAACGATTATCTTGACAAGGCTCCAAGATGGAAGCGTGCCTATGACAGCACTAACGATGCGTACATGACTATCAACAAGTGGGCAAACAAGACTTTCAACGGTATTGACAGTACGAACGAGGACTTGAAAGGTAGTGGTATGATGGCAGATGCTGTGGACTTCTTCACTGCTCCTTATGGATTGCAGCATATCGTGGAAGGCTATACTGGTGGAACTGGTGCCACGATTGGCAGAATGTATCAAACAGGCAAGTCGTTTGCGAAAGGTGTCGTGTCGGGCATCAAGGATGATAAAGGCTTTGCAGAAGGCTTTAATAAGGAATGGGATAAAGTGAATCCGAATGACATTCCATTCTATAGAGTGTTCAACTACACTCCTAAGGAGGGTAATGATATGCAGAGAACTAAATCTAAGTGGTACAACTACGCTGATGAACTTGAACAACTGAAATACAACATGCAGCAGATGAAGACGAATACACCAGATACGGCTAAGAATATTCATAATGCGGCATTTAAGTTCAAGTTCTCGCAGAGCAAGGACGGAAGGAAGCTGCAGATATATGACGCAGCTGACAGATACATTACTGCCAAGCGTAGGATTCTGAAAAGGGCCAAGGATAAGACTGTTGTTGAGGCAGTAAATGCGGCGATAAATAGGAAGATGCAGGAGGCGGTAGAGGAATTGGATAAGATTGAATAAAGAAAAGAAAAAGTGGTGAACTCTTCTTAAAGATCCACCACTTTTTATTTACTTGTTATAGCTTATGTTTTATGCAAACAAAGCATCAATTTCATCATTAGACATTACTTCAATATCGTCCTGATTAGCAAGAGGGTAAAGACCATCACTATCACCTGTATATAAAGTAGGTGATACAGGAATATTAGGTGATAATTTCGGTCCTGATTTCTTTAAATATAATTTACCTTCTACTGGAGTATTTAGAGCACCAAAGGTTTTTGCCTTATCCGCCCAGTTAATATAATATTTACCTTCATGTTTTGCTACAAACATTTTTTTATTTGTAAGATAGATAATATCATATTTTATAGAACTAGAAAGTGTTTGCTGAACTATCTCCACATCTCCAAATGGCGTCTCTGTATCATCAAACTTACATACATCAGAGTATTTACCTTCAAGCAGTTCATTACTAATTGCATCATAGCGTTTTTTGTCTGCTGCTGACATCAAGCCATGATTCTCGCTTGTTGCATCCCACAACTGCCCATCTGTCACCTTACCATGTGCATCCAATGTAGCCACACCATTAGCCACACCCTTCTGCTCCAACTTCATGTAAGGTGATAAGTCTACTGTTGGTGTATATTCACCAATTTTCTCCCACTTGGTTGCGTCATAGGTGGCTGAGGTATCACCAGTATAGATGTATTCGGCATATATATTCTTACCATTAGGGTCTCTGTTTGCCGAAGCTACAAGATATATACGATTCTTATTAATGCCACTTGTAGGAAGAGCCGAAACAATCTGAAACAGAGTAGTGTCAATGTTATTTGGATCTACTTCCTTTATCCAACCACTTGATGTTTTACGATTAGCCCAGTTGGTTAGTCTATAGAAACCAATTCCCTTAACATACCACTGCTGACCTAATGCCAATGTTGTGTCTGTTTCCCCAGGATTAAGCAGCTGCCAATCCTGCAATGCGTACAAAGCTGTTAGACTTGCTACAACTTTGTGACCACCAATATGTCTTGCGTCTGCCAAGGCAAAACCTGTTGCTGACACATTACTTGGAGCCAGCGTATTTGCTTGTTTTAATGCCATATCTTTTTTATGTTTTTAATGTTAAACAATTATTTATGCTATTTCCAGGAATGAGTTATCCTTCAATGCTCCTGGGTTTACTGTACGGTATACCAAGTAAACTATTGAAGCACCTGCTGCATTTGTCACTGTTACCTCACTCTTTTCAAAACCTCCATTCAGCAATGGTGTGGCTCCATTCTGTACTATCTTAGTCAACTCACCCATCATCTTTGGATAAGCTATTACATAGTACTGAGCATCTGTTGCCGAAATACCAGTCAACTTTGCTGTGCGTGAATTATTAAGGTCTGTCTTACTCAAACCCTTTATAACATCTGCTGTTATACTTGATGTTGATGCCAAACCAAAATAACGGCGATGATAGAAGTGTACGCTTGCAGATGCTGTCTTTGTGTCATTGCCACTTGCGGGTTTTACATCCGTGCCACTCACCATAAGACCAGTTTTGGCAGCTGCGATGGTTGCAGAGATGGTGCTGTCAGTCTTTACCTTCTCTGGGGTTGTGTATGTTGCAGATGGTGTATTTGCTGCTGGAAGTGCAGTCCAATTACCAGATACACTTGTTGGAACTTTCTGGCCTGCCTTTGCTGCTGGATATGAGAATGAGCCTGTCCATGATGCTTGATAACCGTTTTCAAGTGACAGAGAAGTTGATGATGAACCCATTGATTCCACTGCTGTACCAGCCGCGTTGAACACATTCCATCTGCCTCTGATTTCTGGTGACACAAGGGCGAGGTTACCATTCTTCACCCCACTGATAAAGTCAGCATTTGCCTTACCCTTTGCTCCGTCATAAGCCGTACCAGATGATTCACCAATTTTCAATGTACTCTTTGCTACATGAGCCTTCATAAGCTTAGTATACTCTGTAAGGCCTACCTTGTCTAAATACTTTGTCATAACGATTTGTTTAAAAAAATTTTATGTTACTATTTATCTTTTCATTTATTTCTATGCACTCATTATTTCCCTAATCTCTTCAACAGTCATAGTCTCTGTTGCTGCTACTCCTTTTTCAAGGTCTGCTATCACTTCTTGCACACTTTTCATACCTTCTGCAATATCTTGTCCTTGATAGCCACCAACACCAATCAGATACTGATATCCATTCTTTGGATCACTTGAATCAACTTGACCCATTGAATCTCTTCCTACATATATAGCAGAAGCATTTTTTGTAATTTTCTCTTCTCCTTTTGTGCCAACACCTACCATGTCAATAAATGATGGGTCGTCATAGTTAGAGCAGCCTTGTGCATGAGAATAATTACCAGAAGCTATTGTATTTGTACCTTGCACATGAGAATAATCTCCTAAAGCACTAGTATATTCACCTTCTGCATGGGAAGCCAGACCTCCGGCTGTTGTAGCTTCACCTTCTGTATGAGAATAATTACCTGTTGCTATTGTTTCTTTACCTTCTGCATGAGAATATTCACCGTCTGCCGAAGTATTACTTCCCATTGCAACAGAATCTTCACCTCCTCCTTTTCTCACTGGCAACCAAGTTCCATCACCAACTGCTTCAGCAATCTTTGTGACTAATCTTTTTAGTCCTAAACTGTCTACAAATTTTGTCATAATTGTTTGTTTGTTAATTTATTACTAATATTTGTTAAACTTTATCTTTTATCTTTATTTTATTACTCAAACTCTTGTAAAATTGGATATTATATAGTATCTTTGCAATGGGTGGTAAGTTAGACGGTTAATGAAGTACATGCCTTGTGGTGTAGTATCCTCTTTGTCTAACGCTACCCATTTTTTATGTCCTTTTGAAAATAAGCTTTCCTTCTTTAGTTTTCCTTACATATACTTTTACATCATTCATATATGTCTTACTTCTTCCATTATAGAAACGTACAAGCCATAGACCACTACCTAATCCAGAAGTTTTTCTCGTAAATCTTGTATATTTTTTCTTTTTATTAGGAAATTTATCTCTATAAGGTTTACCACGATATACACTATGCTTCCAATATGGTACTCCAATAACTCCATTTGTTATATAAGACTTTACTTTAAGATCAGTAATATTCTGGTGAAGCTCGCCAAATCTATATCTCAAAATTTCACAAGCTATTTTAAAAGTTCCTTTTTTACTTGTCACACGTTTTCCATTAACCCAACTGTAGTTTTTTGAAGTACCAGTAAGGTTATCCGCTGGAATCTTAATTTCTTGTAAATGTATAGTAGTATCTCCCTTTGTATATGGAGTAAACATTTTAAAACCACATGGAATATATGGATATCCTATTAAGTGTATAAAATGAACATATTTAGCTTTTGTGTTAGTAAGTACTGTTCCTGATGATTGATATGTATTACTTACATCTTTATTCATAGTTTCACGAATAATTATATTAAATGTCTCAACTTCATTATCACTCCATACTGTTATACATGGATGTCCACGAAAAGCATATATTGTTCCCCAATCATACGATTTTGGATTTATTGACTTACCAATAACTATCTGTCCATAAGGTCTTTTCTTAGAAACTTTCTTCTTAAGAAGAGATTTCATATTGTCAGTATATCTTTTAAGTCCTTTATCATCTACAAACTTATTCATTTTATTTCTCCTTTCTCTCCTACTATTTCTTCGATTTCTTTTTCTGTTATTCTCTCCATCGGAAGCCCATTCAGAACCTCATGAGAGAGTTTATCTTTTGTTACGGCACCGTCGGCGAGCTTCTTCTCAGTGACCGACTTGTCGTTAAGGTCGGCAGTTTTGATTAATGGGACCTTAGAACCGATTTTAAGGTCTTCTCTAAATGTAGGCATATTTAATTTCTTTTGGTTCGGTTGATGTGAATATTTGTAGTCCGACGGTTTCGGGGAGGATGGTGAGGCGAAGCTTGAAGGAGCTCATGTCTTTGTGACGTCGGATAGGCACGCGCGGATTGGAACCATCGGAAACACGTTGTCGGATGATGAGTTTGCCGGGGCGTTTGAGGGTGACGATGAGGTAGATGTCACGCTGAAACCGCACTTCGGGAGTGATCCAGGCAAGTTCTTCGGGGTCGTATGATGCGGTGAGTATCTGCATAGCTATACGGATTGTTTAGAGCCTGTCAGCTGGACTGCAATAGCGAACATTGCTTGTGCACGGGGGTCTTGGTAGGCGGTAAGCAAGAGGTAGGCAATGTAGTAGATGAAGGCAGACTCGTGGATGGTTGGAATATCTACGGTGGAATCATCAGAAGAGGTGTCGATGTCGGAAGCTATACCGATATAGACAATCTCGGCAGTGTCGGTAGAGGTGTAAGGCTGAACAAGGATTCTCGTAGGAGAGCCTTGCATGACAGTGGCGAGAGGTCGGTTGAGAGTACCCTTTGCAGTGCCGTCGAACATAAGCATGGCGTCGTCGGAGGTGTCGAGAATAGGTATGGCAGCCTTGTGCCATGACGAGAGACGTACGCGAGTTAAGGTGACGGTGGAAAGAGACTTGGGGATGGTGATGGTGGCGATGTCGGGAAAGCCACTATAGGGGGTGATAGTGAGTGTTGTAACACTGGAGGAGGAGGAGCTTGGAGAGGAGGAGAGGGTGGTGGATTGGGAGGTGGCTACGGCGAGCCATCGGCGTGCGTCGTTGATTTTGGCACGTATGATATTATCCATGTAGGAGTCCTCACCGTTGTCGGCAAGCTTGGCATCCTCATGAGTCTCGTGGTCGATGCACCATTTTACTTTGTTGATGATTTCGGAGATAGTCATAACTAATGCTTTAAGAAACTACTCGCCAAGGGACAGTTTGGGGAAGACGATGCCTTCCTTAGCTGCAAAAGCGAGAGCCTTGGCAGGACTGGTAAAATTCTTGGAGTAGTTGGTGTTGACGTAGACAAGAAGCTCGTCGGGGGTTGTGACAGAATCGACACTATCCACTTGCTTCTTGGGCGTTGGCTCGGGAGTTGGGACGGGGTCGATGTCGTCGGAGGTTTTGATTTCGCGGATCAACACCACAGTACCAGACTTGAAAAGCTGACTGCTCTCAAGAAGGTCTTGATAATACTTGCCCTTAAGAGATAATTCGGGACAAGTGCCTGTAATGACATTACCACCTGTGAACTCGTAGTGAACCTTATTACCACCTGCACCAACGAGAGTATGATGACTATTGTTTAGTGCCTCTTTTAATCTATATATCTTAATCATTGCGTTTTGGAATTTTAAAGATAAGCCTCGCTGAGACATTAGCGAGCAAAGCCGTTGCTCAGCGAGGGCTTTACGGAAATAAAATAACCTTTAGGCTGCTACGTCCTGACCCTTGTAGAGTTCCCACTTGGTGCCGTTGTAGTAGTAGACGGTACCCTTGTCGTACTGAACATCGCCAGAGACGTAGTCCTCGGTAAGGGCAACCTTCATGCCGGCTGACGGAGTTGCGGGGAGTTTGGGAGCAGAGATGATAGTGGTAAGAGTAGACCCGCCAAGCTTAGAAATCTTTTCCTCAGGACCAACAAGTATAGAGTTGTAGCCACGGAGAGCGATACAATCGGCCTCCTCGTGAATCCAACGCTTAGCGTCGCGGATAGCACCTGCACCCTTAGACATGTCGTTGGTGCGCTCCTTGTTGGCAACACGCACGTAGCGGCGACTCGCCTTAAGGTCGATGATAACGGCAAAGTCCTCCATGTGCATAAGGTCGAGAGTCTGATCCCAAACAATATCGAAAGTACCGAATGTGTCCTTGATGCGCTTGAAGGTAAGGTCGAACTCGTCGTGATTGATGATGTCGTTCTTGCCATCCTTGTCAATCTTCATCTTCTCCATGCGCTCGATGAAGTTCTTACCAGCGAAGACGTAAGCATGGTTATTTTCTGCAAATTCTGTAAACTGGAGCTTTGAGAGAGCAATCCAGTCGGCCCACTCCTGAACGTCGCCAATAGCATACTTATTGGTAATCTGAGACAAGATACCCTCGGCAAAGTAAACATCCTCAACAGCACCATCCTCAGTGAGCGTCTTAATGCGTCGCTTAGAGCCAAACCAATAAGAACGCTCGGCGCGGAGGTTGTACTTCATGATAGCGTCAGCCTTGAGGTCGTTGACGGAGATAGGTACCTTGGTCTGTACCTTCTCGAAGTCGGTAGTAAATAGAATGTTGAGAAGCTTCTTCTGAACACAAACCTCCTTCTCGCGAGGCTGCATGTTCTCAGGAGGAACCATAAGCTGAGACTCGCTTGCGGCAGTTGCGCCAACAAGTAAGACAGAGCCAGAAGGAATGTCCGGGCAGGTCATACTGTCAAGGTCGTCGGCTGGAGTACCATTGTTTTTAGCCTTGCCGTTGGTAGCCTGGAGAACGACCTTCTTGCCGTTAGACTCGATGACATAGAGCTGAAGAATACCCTCGTGCTCGGTGTTAGAACCCTCCTTGTAACCCTCAACATCGGGAACAAAGACAGTAGAACACTTGTAGAACGGACGGAGAGAACCAGAGAAGTTGGTAGAGTTGAGCTCGATGGTGTCGCCACCAGTGATTTCGGCAGTAGTCTTACCGTCGAGAGTCTCGCCACCGATGCGCATGTGTTTGGCAGTCCAGTTCTTGATAGGAACCTTGGCGGCGACCTGTCGAGCGATACTGAGAAGCGGAGTCTTGTAGGGGTAGAATTTGACAATGTTAGTATCCCATTCATCGTCAATCATGCCACCCTCTTTGAGCTGGGTGGATGAAGCCTGAGTTCCTGTCAAATCCTGACCATCCTTTTTGCCACCGGGACTATTGAGGTCGCTCTTGCCAGCCTCAACGTGTTCGTGTTCAGCAACCTCTGCAGAGGTTGCGGGAGTGTTGCCCTCATCGCCAATCTGGGGCGCAACGTTGTCGGCAACAGCCATGAGCGACGAGCCGCCAGTTACAACGGAGAGAAGCATAAGTAAGAGCCAAGTAAGGAAATGTCCGCTTTTAATAAAATTAATAAACCGATAGTGTTTCATTTAATTGATATTTTAGAAATTAATAAATAATAAAATGTGTTTTAATTTTAAACCAGACCATCCCAGAAGCCACTGGACTTCTTTTTGGTTGGCGATGCGCCACCGTTAGTACTGAGAGAAGGCGGGATCTCGGTCTTTTCGGAACGCTTGACCCTGTTCTGAATCTTTTCGTTACGGCCTTGCATAGCACCCTCCTCGCGTGCGGAAGCCACATCAGCATCGTAGTTTTGTGCGTTTTTGAAGAGCTGCCATGTCTCGGTGGAGACTATACCATCCTCAGCGTCTCCGATAACCTTGAAGAAACTCTCCCAAAGGTCGGCTTTAGCGTCGTCGTCGAGACCAAGCTGTTCCATAGCATCGGCCGACTTCTGTAGATTGGAGACGAGTTCCTTCTCGTGGTTTTCCTCGTCGGCCTTCTTCTGCTGAAAGTCGGCAATCTGCTGAGCCACCTCCTTGCCTATCTTCTCGTCCTGCATAGCAGCGCCGATGTCGATGCCATGAGAAGCTATCCATGTGATAGGGTTAAGGTTGGGATTCTTTGTAAGGTCCATAGCCATAGCTGCAACCCAACGGTTGTTGTCGAACATTTCGCTGAGAGCCTTTCCGTCCTCCTCATATCGGGATAGGGCGTCGGCATCGTCGTTCATAGCAGCGTAGCGAGCCTCCTTATCCTCAAAGTCGATGTCCTTGTGGCGTTTGGCAAAACGCTCGGAGAAAGCCTTGCGGTTAGGTCGGTCGTCCACGGGTGGAGCTGTAGCCGCTTCTTGCGACTGAGCTTCGGTCTTAATTTCTTTATTTTCTTCTGCCATATCTTATATATAATAAGGTGTATTATCCTTTACCTTTTCTGGGTATCTTCATATTTTAGTTTACGCTTGCGAATATCCCGATTTTTTGCGTCCGTTTTTCCGTGTTTCGTACTTGCAACTTTTGTACAGACGAAACACGGCATTTTGCGCTGTCATTTAGAGTATTTTTGCGCTGATAGACAATGACGTAAGATAGAAATATGCAGAAAAATATACCCACCTTATCACGTGTAATGCCGACTTCGGGCAAGACGTTTGACACCGTACGGAGACGTAAGGAAAGGCAGTCGGGCAAGAAGACGGACTATGAGCTGCTGCAGCGATGTTGGCAGGCATGGAACAACCTGGAGGCTGTGCGTATGGTTAGAGACAGAGCCAAGAGATACTGCTACGGAGACCAATGGGGCGACACAGTGAGAGTTTACAAGAACGGATACTACTATGACATGACGGAAAGAGAATACCTGAAAAGGAAAGGCTCAGTGCCGTTGTCGAACAATGTGATGGTGTCGATATTGAACACACTTGTGGGAATGTACGCAAAGCAAGGTACAGAGCCAGTGTGCTTTGCAAGAACACGCTCTTCACAGTCACTCTCGGATATGATGTCTGCCACGATGCAATGCAACTGGCAAAACACGCAGATGGAGATATTGCTGAAGCACGCGCTTGAAGACTACCTTGTAGGAGGAGTAATGGTGTGCCGAGAGACATACGAAGACAGAACACAGGAGATAGAAGACTCGTGGACAGACTACATAGAGCCAAACTATGTATTTTGGGAGGGAGGATCAGACCCAAGACACCTTGACCTGTCGCTGATAGGCGTGCTGCATGACGAGTCAATAAATGACCTGTACAAGAAATTTGCAAAGGAAGAGTACGGACTAAGCATAGACGACCTGAACAGAATATTCGACATAGACCCAGACGACAGTCAAACGGAAGGAACTATGCACAACGACACAAATGACCTGTCGAATATATCATTTGATATACCGTCGAAGCGCGGACGATACGTGAGAGTAATAGAAGCGTGGACGACGGAAACGAAATACAGATACCAATGCTACGACCCGATAGCGAAAAACGAAAGTGATGCCTACTTCCGCATAGAATGTGACGACAAAGTGTTGATAGCAGAGCTAAACGCGAAGAATGTGAAGAGAAAGGAGCAGTATGACCTGATGGGAGTACCGCCAGAAGACAGAGCATATATCACAGCAAAAAAAGTGGCAGACAAGTATTGGTACTACACGTTTATGGCACCAGACGGAACCGTGCTATGCAGCGGAGAGACGCCATACGATTTTAAGTCGCATCCATTCACGATAAAGCTCTATCCGTACATCAACGGAGAAATACATCCGTTCATGGCAAACGTGATAGACCAGCAGAGATACATAAACCGTTTGATAATAATGAACGACATGGCAATACGCTCGTCGGCCAAGGGTGTATGGCTTATCCCTACACAGGTATTGGACGGAATGACACCAGACGAGTTTGCCGAGCAAGCGACGGAGTATGACGGAATGATATTCTACACGCCAAAGGCAACGCTGCCAAACTCAAGGCCAGACATTATCACGTCGAACGCCGTGAATCTTGGAACAAACGAGCTATTACAGATGGAGCTGAACCTGATGCGCGAAGTATCGAATGTGTCAGGAGCATTGCAAGGCAAGACACCAACGGCGGGAACATCGGCCTCGAGATATGCACAAGAGTCGCAGAATGCCTCGACCTCGCTATACTCGATACTGAAAGACATGGAATCGTTTACTGAAAATATTGCACAGAAGAAGTGCATGACGATAAAACAATACTATGAGGACGGCCGACCCATCTTCAATAGCGATAGCACATACCCGATAGAGTATGACAGACTGGGCGCAAGAGACATAATGTTCAAGATTTCTATCAAGAACGCTGCTGCTACAGCCACCTATCAGAACAACGTAAACGACAAGCTTGACATGTTGTTTGACAAGGGAGCCATCAACATCATACAGTATCTACAGAACCTGAATGAGCCGTTTGCAGACAAGCTGCTGCAGGACGTGCAGAGTAATATGGAAGAGCTAAGGGCGCAGCAAGAGGCAATGGGGCAGCAAGCGCCACAAAACGGAGTGGTGCCAGGAGCAAACCAACAGGCAGTAGAACAAGCGCAAGGATACTTGATGCAATAATAAAAAAATATATAGAACCATGGAGATAACCATATTGCTTGATAATGTGAAAGATGTTGTGAAACGGCAGCTATCCATTATAGGAAAACACCATAGCACACAGAAGGGCGACACGCTGTTTGCGGTGTCAACACTATCGAGTTTGGAAGAAACGGTAATGCAGCAATACATAGAAGACGGAGCGCAGCTTGTAGCGTCAAATCTATCGCCAGTGTTGCAGGGGTATACTTTTGGGAAAAAGGCAGGATTAGAGAAAGTGTCATACTTAAGTTTCGATGTAAACACGACACGAAGCAACGATGCACTATCAGAAGCAGCACAAGACAGTGTGAAGACGCTACTCATTGCTTATGTGACGCAATCGGTATTGGCGATGGTATTGCCAGAGCTTGCGGGGAAATATGCTACGGACGTGCAGACACAGCTGTTTGCAACCACACGACTGGTATTTACGAAGACACCGCCAAGCAGTTCGGAGAAAACACTTGCAGATTGTGAAGGTTCGGTTACACTATAGGTATAAACAAAAAAAATAAGACACCATGGTAATAAAATTTCAGATTATAAAGTCCGTCGTTATCGAAGCGGTAAAGGCGGCAACCTATCTTAAAGGCAAGATAGACGAGGCAGCAGCCCAACCAGGGCAAAGAACACCATACTTTGAGACAGCAGGAGATGACGAGGTGCATGAGCGCACGTTGGAAAGAGACCTGACAACAGCACTCGAAAAAGCAAAGGTAATCTTTGTGGACTACCTCGTACCCTCGGCGCAGACCATAGGCGACAATGCCATATACTACAATGGCACGACAAACGACATAGTGGAGTTCACACTAAATGTATCGCGAAGATACAACGGATCGCTAACGGACACATTGGCAAGACTGGTAGCAAAGTTTGTGGAGGACACGATGTGCTACGAGTGGTGGTTGAAGATAGGTAACCTAAACCAGGCAGCACCGTATCAGTCGGCAGTGGCAGCAGACGAGATTGCGATAAGACGCTGCTTCGTGCTGTCGGGTCCAGCAGTGCCGGCAATAAAGTTCCCCACAACACTAACAGCAAAGGTAGACGGAACAGACGCGGAGGGCGAGATAACAATACGTGTGGACGAGAACGCCACGGTGTCGTACAGTATTGATGCAGGAGCAATAGACGACATTGAAGCACGCTCGGAAGATCCAAGCATAGTGGAGATAATGCGCTACAGAGCACCAATGACATTTGAGCTTGTGCCACGTAACACGGGAGTAGCGAGGATAAGACTATTCTCACGACATACAGACAATGTGTATGTGGAGTTTACGGTGATAGTGTCGAAGGAGTACTATTAAAAACAAAAGGACATGAAAAAGGATTTTTCGGAATTGCATCCGTTTGTAGCTTCAAGACAGAGAGGGTGGATACCAGTAGCAAACCCCTTTGAGCCACAGCCACCACGGAGAGCATACGGTCATAGCATAAAGCATATCTACATACAGGCAGACCAACTGTTGTTTGATGTGGACTCTGTGACATCATTGATAGACAAGGCTACGAGGAAGACACAGGAAGAGACTGATGTGACAACATCGGAAGCGGACTCGCACAGACCAATGTTCTACAGATGGTTTGACCAATATATAGCGTCGGTGGAAAGAATACTGTCGGCTTATGTGGCTAAGCCAGAAGGAGTAGCGAGAATGAACGGACTGAAAGAATGGCAGGAGAAAGAGATAATACTGGTGATGCCGGATTATTGGGATGCGACGGTGTATGATGCGTTGGTGCAAGCCATTCATAAGTATTTGGTAGATGGGGCGTTGTTTGAATATCTCTCCAACACGTTAACATCGAGAGACCAGAGAACGATAGACAGGGGGAAAAACTTGGAGGACGGAGAGACGGTGATAAAAGAACTGAGCAGTAGGGTGTTGCCGGGAACGATTAGGAAACACTTGAATCCGTTTTGATGTGAGGTGTTGTAACACCGAAGGAAAGGAAAATATATGGTGAAGACATTGGACGACATACCTCTTTTGTCGGAGAACAGGAAGAAGCTGTTGCCGAAAGGGAAAAAGGCACAGAAGGAATTTATCCGTGATTTGCTATCGAAGAATCAGGAAAAGTTTGAGGAGCTGTTTGAGGAGCTTGCGGAGCATGACCCGAAAGCTTGGTTGCTGCTGTATCATGACATGCAGAAACATGTGGTGCCGAAGCAGTCGCAGGTGAACGTGTCGGTGGGTATAAACAAGGACTTTCAGGAATTGGTGGCGTTATCGACAACAAAGACAGACGATCCGTTGGCTATAGGGGCAGAGCCTGTGCCGAAGATAGAGGATGCGGACTATGAGGAATTGAAAGAATACGAAGGATTATAAGATATGACGACTATAACCGACCTTGACATAGATAAATTGCTTGCCGAAAATAAGAAACGATATGATGAGATTTTCGGTGAGTATGACCCGTGGACAGGCGTGGGTTGTTATGATTTTAAAAACAGAATATGCCTTGAAATACCAGACTTCATCATTCCGAAGATGTATGTGCCGAAGGAGTGTATGAGAACACTGCTGTATAAGAACCTACAGCATTTTGGCACGATAAAGGAAGTGCTGATACAAGTACTACATAAGGAGTATGACGAGGAATCGGAAGAAACACAGAAGCTAAGACAGCTGCTGACCTTTGAGATATTCAAGGTGAGATTCAGGGAAGACCCGGAGTTTGCCCTATTCGTGACGGATAAGATTGAGGACAAGAGAACGGGAGACATGATACCGTTCAGACTGAACTATCCGCAGCGAAGACTTATCAATCTGTTTGAGGAGCTGAGACACAAAAAGAAGGCAATACGTGTTGTTATCCTAAAGGCGCGACAATGGGGAGGCTCAACATTGACGCAGCTATATATTAAGTGGATTCAAGACTTTCGGCGTGACGGTTGGAACGCTATCGTTCTGTCGCAGGTAAAAGGAACATCGAAGAAGATTAAGGCGATGTACCGAAAGGCGGTGGAAAGACAGCCGGGATGGACGATAGGACACCCAGGAACACAGTTGATGCTATCGCCATACGAGAACTCACCCGACGACTTTATTGTGACGGATGGCAACAAGGCGTTGAGGCGTTCGACGCTGACGGTAGCCTCATTCGATAACTTTGATGCCGTGCGTGGTAATAACTTCCACTGTGCTCACTATTCGGAGGTGGCATACTGGAAGAAGACGCCAGAACATGACCCAGAGGGTGTAATCTCGTCTATCTCAGGCGGTATACATAACATAGAAGACAACGTAGAGGTGTTTGAGTCAACAGGACGAGGAGCTTCGGGCTTCTTCTATGACCGTTGTCAGTTGGCAATGGACCCATCGAACAATGACGCATACGCATTTATCTTCATACCCTGCTTTATCATTGAGAACGACATGGAGCCAGTGGAGGACGAGAGTGAGTTTGCTATGTGGCTGTTGAAGAACAAAGACCGATCGACATGTCCCAAGGGATATAGAGAAACAGGCAAGTTTTTTTGGCGAATGTGGGAAAAGGGAGCTTGCTTCCAAGCTATCAACTGGTACAGAAACTTCAGGAACAAGTTCAAGACGCACGCCTTCTGTGCAACCGAGGCACCTATCGATGAAGAAGAGGCATTTAGAAACTCGGGTAATCTTGTGTTCAACCCTTACTCAATAGACGATCTAAGGCAGGGTGAGGTAAAGAAGCCTAAGTACATAGCAGACATTGTAACCACTGGCGAGAAATCGACGGAGGCTATAAAGAATGCAAAGATAACGATAAGGGAAGACGGAGAAGGCGAGTTGAAGATATGGAGCTTGCCAAACAACAAGATATTGCGTGTAGCAGACAGGTATGTGGTGAGCGTGGATATTGGAGGCAAGTCATCGACTTCGGACTATACCGTAATGACCGTGCTTGACAGAATGGGCATGATGCCATCGATGAAGGATAAGCCACGTGTGGTAGCAAGATACAGAGGACATTGCAGGCACGACGTGCTGGCATGGAAGGCAGCAGCCCTGGCTCACTATTACGACGATGCGCTGCTTGTGATAGAGAGCAACACTGCCGACCGCGAGAAGAACAACAACACAGAGGGCGACCACTTCGGTTCAATTATCAATGAGATAGCGGACTATTATCCTAATCTGTATCAGAGACGTTCGTCGCCAGAGGACACGGCTGGCAATGTGCTTGCCAAGTATGGATTCCAGACGAACAAGATAACAAAGGGATGGCTGATAGACAACCTTGAGGCTTTTGTGGATGATAGGCTCTGGCATGAGCCAGACACAGAAATGTATCATGAGCTACGTATCTACGAGAGAAAAGAAGACGGTTCGCTTGGAAACATCGATGGTTCGGGCAATCATGACGACGTACTGATGTCAACAGCCATAGCCCTATATGTATCGACACATGAAATGGAAATGCCTAAGTGGAGAACAGACGAAGGCCTAAGAGGACATTCGGACGGAGTGAAGACAGAGGCATCAATATAAAAGAAAACAGATATGCAGAAATCACTATCATACTCAAAAGGAATAACAACATCGCTATCGGGAATGTTGACAGATGATACGGAACTTGTAGAGTTGGTAGGAATGGTGTATAAGTCAGGCGAAATGCACCCTATACAATTACCTTCCCCTCTTTCAGGTACCGTTATCAACCAACAAGTGGTCTACATACACAAAGGACCCGACTACTGCAATGCCATTCTATACGATAAGGTGTTGGGCAATATCACGTTTGTAGAAGTAGACTTCGAAAAATCGTCAATAGTCAAAACACAACAGACGAGTATACCAATAGGTAAAAGCCTTAACAATATATCGTCGGTAGGCAATACGCTTATTGTGGCCACAGACAAAGGCTTTGCATACCTATTATATAAAGGAGGAACGTACAAATATCTTGGCAATGAGTTGCCCAAGCCAAGGGTAAAATTCCGAACCTCAGCACCTATCATCGAGTCGCTTGTAACCAAGAAGAGCCAATTGTGCGACATAGACTACCTGGTAGACCATCCGACTGTTGGTGCTTACTACAACGACGACGGATCATTCAGCCATCTTGGTAGCAACGCATTAGAAGCAGGCACCAGATACGAAACATTCAGACCAAAGGACGACCGTGTGGACGACTTGCAGACAGCCATATCTGGCCATGTATCCCTGATACTAAACCTTGTCAAGGAGAAAAACGCATTTGCATTCCCCTTTTTTGTGCGATTTGCGCTACGCCTTTTCGACGGTACCTATGCACGTATATCGGCACCCGTGGCTGTGTTTCCTACGATAACACGCAACAACTACATTGTGCCCGTAGGATGGAAAAATCATGAGGTAGTGGAGGATACAGGCTCGGCGTTAAAACTACTCTATTGTCCTTCGTACGTAAAACTGCAATATCAGGTAGGTGGAGAAGACATAGACGAGTGGAGCGACATAGTGAAGGATATAGTAGTGTTCGCTTCGGACGAGGTGCTACCTTTTAATGTAGACGACAATTGGAGCATCATGAATCCGGAACAAACAAACAATACAGAGGTAGTAGATTTCTTAGGAATGAGATATGACGAGGCTGTATTCAGAGGTAATGCAAGAAAGAAGATAGTGTTCAACCTCAAGACATTCCCGGCAAGAGATATTGTATTGCCCAAAAAGCTCAAGACAGAGGACGAGATAATAGACGAGTTGCTGGCAAAGACACAGTTCTTTAAACTATTCTCTGTAAAGATAGATAAGATATACAATACAGTATGGAAGGATGCGCCAATAAAGCAAGGAGTAGTGAGCGCACTGTTACAACAGGAGCAACTGTCAGTAGACGATTATTACGGATGGACAACGATGAAACCAGAGAGTATGTATACGTACAACAAACGACTAAACCTCTTTGGGGTAAAGCGTTATCCATTCAAAGGCTTTTCGTCGTTCATCGCCAACTCGGACATAGTGCAGCGAGATTGCAGGTTGCAGTATTTTGTGCACATCGTAAGCGACACAATGGACACATGGGTAGTATCAGACATGGTAGAAACACTAAAAGAGGTAGCCAACTCATGGTTCTACTATCCCGATACGAATGCTACCGAGGTAATAGTATACGACTCAAAAAGTGCAGCAAGCTTCCGTATACCCCTACAGCGTCATGAGCGCCTTAATGGAGCCTACGCATTCCGCACACTGCCTCTGTATTCAACGATTACGAATGAGAACGTGAGCCGCCCTTCGCCAGACCCAACAGCCTACGAGTTTCTATCATCACAGATATTCACCTCAATAGTGAACAATCCCTTTGTCTTCCAAGCCTCAGGAGACAACACAGTAGGCACGGGCAACATACTCGGCATAGTAGCCAACACAGAGCCAATATCACAAGGACAGTTTGGCCAGTACCCTCTGTTAGTTTTCACGACGGAAGGCATTTATGGCATGTCGGTAAGTTCGGAAGGATTGTATGCAGCGAGTTACCCCATATCGCGCGAGGTGTGCAACAATGCTGCATCGATAACGCCAACGGGCAGTGTTGTATTCTTTACTTCGGCCAAGGGTCTTATGGCTGTGTCGGGAGGAAAGGTGACTTGTGTGTCGGACAAATTACGAGGACGCAACCCGTCGCAATTTCTTGAAGTAGGCAATGGAGACTTCCTTGGGTACCTTAGAGATTCGTTAATAGCGTACGACTACCGTGACTCGCTTCTGCATATCATCAACCCCAAGGAGCAATATGAATATGTATATTCGATACATGACGGAACCTTCGCCAAGGCATCGTTGCCAGGAAAGGTGATTGCTGTGGTGAATAACTATCCCGACAACATCATACAGCTCAATGACGCGACTGTACTATCACTAACATCGAAGCCAGACATTAATGACGACACAACAGTATATAGCGGAACATTCACAACACGTCCTCTAAAGTTAGGTTCGTCGTTGCAGCTAAAGACAATACATCAGATATTGCACCTCTTTGATACGGCGAACGGCAAGATAGCGCTACGTATATATGGCTCAAACGATTGTAGGAACTGGTGTGAGCTACATTCGTTGCACGGCAAGCCATGGAAATACTACACCTTAAGTTATAAGCTAAGCAATATGCTTGCTACGGATGCGTTTGCCGGAACGGTTGTGGATTTTCAGCCACTATTTACGGAAAAGATGAGATAAAAAAAGAAGGCTATCCATCATGGACAGCCTTCTTCTACTTATAATTTTCAATGAAAAAAGTATTAAACCACTTTCTTAACTAACCTAATAAAACCTTCTTAGTATATGTAAACAACTTAAACCAAATGTAACCAAACAAATAACAATAAAGGTGAAGCAGGCCATTAATGCCTGGTATCAACATCATTATAAGGATAACGGGCATACCAGCCTTAAGACATCCTTTGAAGTCGCCTCGCTTGCCCCACATAATGCCGAACATGGCGAAGAGCAAGCCCGACATACCGACAGTTGACCTATCTGTAGACATAGGCAAGAAGCTCGCAGCTACGGCAATCAAAAAGCCCGACACGACATTCATCTTTTGCTTGATGTTCCACAGAACAAACAAATTGGCAAGCATGTGCCATATGTTGGCGTGTTGGAAGCTGTAAGTGAGGTGGGGGATCAGACTATCGTTAGCCAGAACCCCCATACCTCTATAAGGAAGCGAACCGAAGAGACTAAGTATCGTTAACAGTAGCTTTGCTTTTACGTCCACTGCCATACACTTCACGATGTCGGAAATCCTTTCCATAAAGCCTGTACTTAACAAATATATCTTTAACCGTGCTTGGCGACAAGAAGAACTCGGGAGCCGGAAGCGAGACAAGTATAGGGCACAGAAACCACAGGGACTTGTTGACATACTCCTTTCGCTGCGAGAGTTCCTTCATTCGCTCGAACAGCGAATAGTAGAGTCGACGTTTGGAGTCGCCTAAAGCGTCAACAACGGAATTGTCGCCTACTGCCATGCGCCGAAGTTTCTCGTAAGCCTCTTTAGCCGTGATATAATAACGAGGAGCCGGATGCTTGGCAGTCTTGACGTATGCGTCTTGCTGACTCCACGGACGGGAGTGCTTGCATACATCACAATAGGCTTTTCTAAGAGCCTCGCGCTGCAAACGGGTAATATCGTAATTATTCTTTGTCATCCAAGGGAAACGGTTTAAGAGGTTTTGTGATACAAAAATACGCAAACTTAGTTTAATGACCAAGTTTGCGTATTAAGAATTAGTATAAATTAAAATATATTGTACTTATTTTTGTAAGTTTTCGCCTTTAGTTATTCTAATAACATCAGGCTCATAGCAGCATTCAGGACAAAAGACATCATAACCTTCTGTATATTTGTAGTACGATGTCATTTTAATCTTATATCCATAACGAATTTTTGAACAAGAAGAATTAGTATGAATTATATTCTGATGTGTTATAGGATTGCGCTCACAATAGATATAATCCGAGAGCCGGGTTTTTGAACACGATGAAACACTTGCAATTATTGCTATTGCTAATAGTGATAATTTTGAAACTTTAATATTCTGATTCATTGTATATATTATCTATTTCACTTTCTGCATCATCTAAATCATAGCTGTCAACATAATCGCGCATATTATCTATTGAAGATTGCGCGTTAGATGCGTATTCGTTTATTTGTTGAAGCTTATCTTCCAAGTCTGAAATTTCCTGTTGTTGTCGTGTTATAACAGCCTCTCGCTCTGCTATTTGTTGACGGAGCTCTTCTTTGGATTCTCCACATGATAACATAAGGCAACTTGCACATAACAAAACAAGAAGCGGAATCAAATCTTTAAATATTCTCATTGTTGACGATCATGTTTATAGCAAATATGACATGGAGTTTTGTGTAACTTCTTAGCTTGTTCGAGAGTTACTTGTTTTATCTCTCGGCTGCAATTGCGCAAGCCTTTGCATGATGCGGATTTGTGGTAGCGTTTGGATTGTGGCCCGGTGCAAATGTAGACACCATCGCCTGTAGCGCAAGCGAGGAACATTAGGGAAAGAAAGAGTACTTTCATTGTTGTTAAAATTAGTTATTATTGCGTGCTGCAAAAGTACTAAATATCTGTAAGACAGCCAAGGAATATCATCAAAAGACGTAAACCAGTTTACAAATAATATTGCGCTATAGAGTAAGAAGCCTGGGCAAGAGAGCCAAGGATATAACAGGGAGGTTCGGTGTTGAGAGGAATGTTGTAGTAATCGGATATGTGGGTAGTGGCGTGAAGAAGCTCGTGGGTGAGGGTGTTGAGGAATTGAGAGGGAGAGGAAGAGGGACAGAGAACGATGAGGGTGCGGTGAAGGGAAATGTTGGTATAAGTAAAAGCCGTGTCGGGAGTAGACTGATAGACAAGAAGACAGGCATCTTCAAGAGGACGCGAGTGACAGGCGAGAGCTTGAAGATGTCTGCGGATAGTATCAACCTTAGAAGAAGGGACGTTGTAGAATATCTGCACCGTCCAATCGTAGGAATGGAGGTAAATTTGCTGCGAGCGCATAGGCTATGAGGGGTCTAAAATATCTTCCCATGGGATAGGCGTGCCTGAGAGGGCACAATCGGCATAGAAACGATTGAAGATAAAACCGTCGGGCTGGTCTTCATCATCGACATAATCCTTGACAAAGAGAGCAAGAGCACGCTCGTCGGTGATGGAAGAGCCGTAGAAATCGGCAAGAGCCATATTGAAGACATAGACATGGTCGTAGGCAATGGCGTTTTCGAGAGTTATGCCGTACTTGTGGATAACTTGCTCGACCTTCTCCTTAGTCCAAGGAGTGATAGGCTTGTTGTCGCGACGCATACGAGAGACAGCGAAGTCGTGCATACGGCGTGAGAAATGATAGCCGTAATGTCGCAAATAGGCGAGCATTTCGGGCGGACGATAGTCGTACTGAGAAAGAGATTGACGAGGTTTCATTTGAAGATATGAAATAATGAGGAGAGTAACAGCTGCTGTGCCGACTCTCCTCGGGTTAAACATTAGTAATCGTTATCGTAGTCGCGACGATCACGTTGTCGGCGGTTGTCGGCGAAGTCTTCACGTTCGCGATAATCGGGACGGGGGTGATATTGGTCGCGGTTGCGATAGTCGGAGCTGCGATAGTCGGGCATAGGGCTGCGCTCGCCATATCGCTCACGCTTGATAGAGTCGAGACAGGACATGACCTTGCCTCCATAGCGAAGCATTTTCTCGGCGTTCTCGGTGAGTTCAGAGAACTTATCCTCGGTAATTTCAACAACAAAATTCATAGTCGTAATGTTTTTTAAGTTTCTAAGAGAAAGGATGCCTTATGCCTTAGGTTTGAGAGCCTGTGCAAGCATGCCCTGGATATTGGAGAGAGTACCTTCGATGCCAGACATCTTAGTCTCGAGTTGTGAGATTTTCTGCTCCTGTGCTTTCTTCTCGGCTATTTGAGGGTTGAGCTGGGCAAGCATGGACTCGCAAGAAGAGACGACAGAACGATGATAGTCAACACTTTCGAGAATCTGACGAGACTGGCGGAGCATGGCCTCAACCTCGGCAGACATAGCCTCGCGCGACTCAGATACAACAAGCGAGCCAGAATTGGCAATCTGGCCGTTGGAAGGGAGTTGCTTGAAATCCATCTCACCATCGGGAAGCTTCACACGCACATCAACAACAGATTCCATCGGTTGAGGAGAGAACTGTCCGGGCTGATAAGTGGGGAACTTAGGCTGAGGATTGGAAACGGAAACAACCTGTCCAATCTGCAATTTAGGCTCGTTGCTCTTGTCAAGCACATAAAAAATACTATTAGTACGCAAACCGCTGAACATAAGAAATCCTTTCTTTTAGAATAGGTTAGACAATACCCGTCAAGACATGAGTTGAAGGGTGTTAGTGTCGCGTTCAAACCAGAGCTGATAGATACCAGTACCTGGGAGGTCGGCGACGGTAAGAGGAGCGCCGTTGTACTTTGTAACGGCTTGGGTGGCTCCATTAGTCTCGAAGAGAATAGGGAGCGTGCCGGTGGTGCCAGTAGGGATGGCCTGAGCCAGCTTAACGAAGACCGTTCCGCGATAGTTGGCCGATGCAAAAGCATGGTTGCGGAAGGAGAACGTGACAGCTGTAGCAGAGACCGCTACGGCAGTGGAAGCCACGGCAGCGGAACCACGACGGTTGACCCATGAGAAGGGATAATTCCAAATAGGTGTCATATAGAACCCTCCTTTCTCGTTAGCCCCAAAAGCCGTTGGCATTGGCGTTGGCGTAAAGACCGTACTGAGCGGCAACACAGTTAGGGACTGCGGTTGCCTGAGAGTAATTCAGAGTTACAGTTTCAGGCAGCTTGCATTTGATGCCAGCGACTTCCTTCTGCAAGCCTGCAAGAACAGCGTTGACGGGAGCGAGAGCCTGACCGACAATCTGTGAAGTCATTGCAGAGGACTTGTAGGTGCTGTTCTCCTCACGAAGAGCATCAAGCTTGCTCTGCATTTCGCGCATTTCGGCTTGCTTCTGACCGTCGAGGAGAGTCTGTGTGCTATCCTTGATGGCGTTGTGCAAGTCGCAAGTCTGACGCTGAGTCTCGAAGGCGACACTCGCAAAGCCACGCTCCTGTCCGTTAGCCACGTTGTTGATAGAACTCTGGAGAGCGTTAGTCTGCTGACAGATGGCAAGACGATTCTCGCAGCAACAGTTAGCAAGCTGCTGAGCAATCTGCATATTGCCCTGCTGTAGAGCGTTGATCGTCTGCATACCCGACATACCCACCTGGTTGCCTACAGACTGGACCTGTGAGGTGAGAGCCGAAATAGCCGACTGAATTTGTCCTTCGGTGCAGTTGAGCTGAGTAGCGAGATTAGACAGAGCGTTGCGGTTGCCGCCGATAGCGTCCATAAGGAGGGAGCGTCCGTAGTCGTTGTTGATTTCGTTGGCAATGTTTCCACGACCGTTGCCTCCGAAGCCGAATCCGTTACCACCCCAGCCACAGAAGCAGAGGATAAACAAGAGCCAAATGAACCAAGAGCCTTCGCCGTTACCGAAGCCTCCACCACGATTCATTGCCAACAGAAGGTTAGGGTCGAGACCTCGCTGTTGAAGAAGAGGAGCTAACATGCTCATCATGCTGCCACCACCACACTGTCCGTCATTGCCGAAGACGTAAGTTTTTGTTTCAGACATAATAGTAAGATTTAAATTTCGCCCCAATGTCGGGACTTGATGCAAATTTACATATTATATAAGGTGTTGCCTAACAATGCTCAAATGAGGAGAACGATGCTCACGGAAACAAAAAACCGCCCTGTTTCACAACAGAACGGCTCAAAGACATATGAAAAAAATCTTATATAAAAACAATAATATTATGTGATCTTACAACAATCGAGTTCAGACAGACTCCATGAAAGTTCCTTAAACCCGGCAGTCTTACGTCCGCGAGGAATGCGTCCATCAGCAACATAACGGTCGAACTTGGCGCGTGACATATTGAGATAACGACAAGCCTCGTATTTGGAGACACGACGGTCCTCGTCGGCAATCATCGTGCAGAGGTCGAGGAACATGCGTTCTTGCTCGTCAGTAGTGGCACATTCGCCACTATCGATACGGTCGATAAGTTCGACGAGAATCTTGCGGATGGACTTTAATAGGACTCCCATAGGTTATTTTCTACGATGTATAAGCCATATTAAGCTTACTGTACTTGTTATCATAAGGACTATCGAAATTAGAGGTACGGCGAACTGCTTCCATAAAGATAGTTTACGTTCGACAGGAACAGATATATCAGCCTTATTCTCTCTTACAGTGTAGATTGTATCGTGCTTTATAGAGACACGGTCGCGCCAACGGGTGATTTCCTTAGTACGGAATATTGTGTCGCCTTTGATGATGGACTCGAAATAGATAGAGTCGTGCATGAAGACGCTGTCAAGGCGAAGGTTGTTGACATGTATTGTGTCGTGATAGGTGCGTTCGAGGACTACAGGCTTAGAGGTAGAGCAGCTGGAGCAGCACAAAACAAGGACTATGTACATAATTATTATTACAATAAGCCAATATAAATCGCCTATTGTCTTGCGTATTCTGTCACGTGGATCATAATCATTTGTAACCATATCCTTACTGTTTTAATAAAACCTTCTTAGCCCTTTCGAGATACATCTTGCGCTTGTCAAGGCCATTGGTGCCACCGTTGATAATCTTTGTAATCTTAAGAATGTCGTCCTTGTCGGCATACTTGTTGAGATTATGGGTAAGCCAAAACCACATGGAAGATTTGACAGCGCCAAGAGGTTCTGCCAGGAGGTCTGGATTACGGAGAACGTCGCCTTTGCAGTAGCTGGAGCTGTTGTAGGCGGAATAATTTGCACGGCCTGTAATCTGGATAAGACCACGACCACGATATTTATAGCCATCGCCATCCTTTTGGGGCGTATTGCCGAGCATCTTAGCAAGTCGTCCTGTGTCGTACTTGTCGAAGTAATGAGTAGGACCTTGCTCTACAGTATACTTGAACTCTGCTGACTCATGAAGAATCTGGGCGAGGTAGTGGCACATACGAAGAGGAGTGTCGATATGGAATGTGTCGGCATAGCCGTTGATGTAGTTGATATACTTATTGATGCGACTTCCGGCATCAGGGACAATCTGTAAGAGCTGCTGTTTGGTTATGT